TGGTGCGCGATGGCCTCGACCGTGCGACGCTCGTTGAACTTTGCCTGGTGACCGAACTTCTCCACGAACTTCCTCATGCGGATGGCCGCGATGGCCTCTCCGTGGTACTGGTTGCGCAGCCAGCGGATCAGTGCGTCCGGGTCGTTCTTCACGCCATTCCACCACTCCTTGGACGTCCGCATGTTCAGCCCTCCTGGCCGTTGGTCTTGGCGTCGATGTAGACGACCTTGGTCTTGCCGTGGTGGCCGTGAAGCTCCTCGACGGTCTTCATGCTGCCGTAGTTGTTCACGGCCTCCTGGTGGGTCAGCCAGGTGAACGAGCAGCGCCCGTTCGAGTACTCGACGCCCTCGGCGACGACGCCCGTGCCCGAGATGCCAGTCTCGTCCTCGTCCCGCTTCAACACGAAGCGGCGCATGGCGGTGCGGATCTTCTTCGACTTCGCCACTACTTATCCAGTTGCTGGCGAACGAACGGTAGGTCCTTCATCTGCCACTTACAGACGCAGTAGAAGTTACCCTTGTCCTCGATGCTTGACAGATGCGCCATGGCACCCAGCCGCTCGCAGTGCTCCACGCAGCGGGCGACACCGACGTTGTTGCAGGAGTTGTTGCAGCCAGAGACCAGCAGCGCGAGAAGGAAGAGTCGCCTCACTTGGTCTTCCTGTCCGCGATCTGCTGGACGAGCCGAGCACGCTCCTTGGCGGCGCCCACACCCTTACCCAGCTTGTGGTCCAGCAGCGCCAGCTGGTCCTCGGCCGAGCGCTTCGCGCGCTCCTCGACGAGGTCCTTCGCCGTCTGCCTCCGCTCTTCGGCTCGATCCGCTCTCAGCATCATCTCGAACTCCTCACTATCTCTATAGCGAATCTTACGCTACGGATCCTCTTGAGTCAAGGGAAAGAGGTCGAACTCGTCCATCTCCTGGGCGCGCTTCGCGACGAAGCCGGAGGCGCGGGCGACCAGGATACTGGATGGGTGGCTGTAGTCGATCCAGCTGTAGTCGCGGTCTATCTTCTCCACCACGTCGAACAAACTCAGGCCGGGCGAAACGGGGATGTCGCGGACTTGCCGCCACGCGTCGAAACTGGGATCGGCTATGTAAGCCAGGATACGGTTCCGCGGTCTAGGCGGAAGCTTCTTGAACAGCACGTGACCAGCCTACCAAGCTGGGGATCGGCTGTCAAGCGGTTACTGCGCCGGGACCCAGCAACTAGACTGCACGACCCACTGAGTCGAGCTGAAGATCAGGTCGACGGCCTTGGCAGCTTGCGCACTGACGACCGGCAGCAGGTAGAGGTTTGTCCCCGCCCCGTCCTTGATTTGCAGGGTGTGGGTCGACGAGAAGTTGACGAAGCGGACGACGTCCTTGTCGACGGCACTCGTAGTCGCCGTAGTGATGTTGCGATTCCCCGTCGTGACGAGCCGCATGTGGTACTCGCTGGCCTTGTCCGTGCCGGGCGCGACCGTCTGGTCAGAGTCAGAGAGGAACGTCGCCAACTTATTCTGGGCTACGAAGAGGAGTACGTCGTCGACGGAGACGTAGTTCCAAGAGTTGTCCACTGCACCACCACCGCGGCTGATGAGGGTCGCCCAGCTTGAGGCCTGGCTCTGAACGCCGATGATGGTTGCGAAGCCACCTTCAGGAGGCGGCGTTGCAGACCTGATAGAGATGAGCGTGTCCTTCGGGAAGACGCCGCTCGCGACGCCGCCGTTGTGCAGGTCGATGAAGAAGAAGCCCTTCGTCACTCCGTCGTACGGGAACAGAAGTGTCGTGTTGCCCTGGGCGTTGCCGAGGTTCACGAAGTTCCTCGCGCCGAGGATCGTAATTGCGGTCTGGCCGTTGAACTCCCCCTGACCGCAGCCGATCGAGCAGAAGCCGTTGAGCACGATACCACCTGCGAGCGTACGGGCCACGACGGTAGGGGAAGCGCCAGTACTTCCCCACGTGATCGCCGGGCACTGAGAGAATGACGCGTTCCCAGACCCTGTCACACACCCGTTCCCGAGAGACACGAACGGGCACTGAGCAAAGCTAGAGCTTGTCCCACTTGTAATTCCAATGGCAGCAACGAACGAACGATTAACGGTGAGTGAAGTCCCAGATCGCGAACCGCTCGCCGTAATGGTCCCGTGCACGGGGTGCGCGTACGACCTATTGAGTGAGACCACGCAGTCCGAGAAGCTCATGCTCGTGCCCGACTGGCAGAACGAGACACTGTTGACGTTGGCGTTGAAGATATTCAAGGTCGTGGCAGAGCCGACACCCGCCAGGTTTAGCAGGCCGCCACCCAAGCCTCGGAACGCTGCAGTGCCGGACCACGTGACGCCAGCCTTCTCGATGTAGAAGACGTCTCCACCGACACCAGCGACTGGAGCGGCTGGAGCAGCTGCCAGCGCTGCTACCAGAGTGAGTGTACTGCCCGTTACTTTGCAGAAGTAAGAGGTGGCGTTCCGGAGAGCGACCGTCTGAGTGTTGGCGTCGAACCGGATTCGGTAACCGTGTCCCGAGACGGTCGGCTCCGCCGCGAAGCCAGCCGCCGAGAGGTCGAACTTCGTGCACGGGACCGAGGTCGTGGTGCCGCCCTCGGTCGGCTTGTACCCAGCCGAGTTCATACTGGGGGCAGTCGTGGCACCCAAGTACAAGCAGTCCGCAACCGACCCGTCGAAGGCAGTGCAGCCAGCGGTCGTGTTCGTACCGGTACCGCGGACCGTGATCGATAGGTACCCCGTGCACCCCGCCAGTAGAGTCGTGAGGTCGCCCGCGTACGACGACACATCACCCTCGATGACAATCTCCGCCGTGCGACCCGCGCCCTCACGTGGGAGGATGGCGCCCAGGCCGGAGAACGTTTTCTTCGCTACGAGGCCGGCAGCCGCGCAACCAATGGCGTATGCGGCGGTGCCGGTGGTCGTGGGGTCAGCGTAACCCAAGAACAGGTCGCTGCCGGTGGCGTTGCTGATGGCGTAGACACGACACACGTCGATGGTCCAGTCAGCGCTACCGATCGACGTGCTGATGCCGAGGTTGTCCCTAGCCTCAGCGGCGTCGACGATGTCGGAGAGGTTGTTCGCAGCCTGTAGGAGGTCTCCCGAGTCGAGGACCGCGGCGGTCCCGAGACCGAGGTTGATCCTGGCTGTCGGCACGTCGGTGAGGTCGTTGAGGTTGTTCGTACGGACCAGGGCACCATCGAGACCCCCGGAGATGAGGATGATCTCGGCGAGGATCTCTCGGGCGTTCGCCTCCGAGAGCCTGGCAGCCATCGCAGCCGCGCGAGCCAGCGCCTGCGCTGTCTGGACGGCCCTGACTGCTGCGTTGAGGTCTTCGTTCGCCATGCTTAGTAACCTTCCACGGTGACAGAGAGCGTGAGGGAGTTGCCAGCGTCAGCTCCCGCGACGTCTACGCGGACGTCGTACTGGTCGGTGTGGCTGAAGTTGACGATCGTGGAGCCGACGACCTGAACCGTGCTACCAGCCGGGATCGAGATCGGAGTCGAAGCGGCGCTGCCGTTCCTGTAGAGGGTGACGGTGCAGGCGTTGGCCATGTTGTTGGCCATGGGCGTGATGTAGATAAAGACAGCAGCAAAGCCAAGGGTCCCGTACCTGAACGGGAGCGTGTTGTTCACAGTAGCTTCGATGCTGTCGGCGATATACGTGAATGCCGCGCCAGCACCACCGAACAGCTTACCGGCAAACTTCAGCTTGGTGAGCGCCGGCTGTCGGTAACCAAGCGAAGTCGCGGTGCTGGGAATGATGCGATTGCCGGCCTGGTCGACGACGCCGGCCCCGCTGTTCACGCACTGGGTCCACGTGAGCAGACGACCGTCCGCCATGACGACATTGCCGAGCGTACCAGTCAGCGTAGGAGGGTTTGTGACGTTGATGAAGATCGTGCAGTTCTTAGCCTCGGACAGGTCAAGACCGTAGTTGGCGTTTCCAGAACCAGTGATCGAGCTTGAGGTCGTCGCCTGCGCACCGAGGTCGAGAACGAGACCTTCTGCGCGGAGGAAGATGCCGGGGAGTGGTGAGTTGTTGACCGAGAGCTGCTGAATCGAGTAGTAGCCACCAGTGAGGCCGCCGTTAGATCCGAACGCGATCGAGTTATTGACCAGCCTGGCCGTCGTGCCAACGACTGCGCCAGTACCACCCATGGCCCCGGCAAGTGGCGTCGAAACGACAATCGTGCCAGAACACGCAAAGCCGTTACCCATGGTGAAGGTCGACACGTTGGTCGCGGTGACGCTACCCGTGGACACCAGGTTGGTCACGGAGCACGTGCGGGCGGTGATGAAGATGCAGGAGCCGCTGCTCCTGTTACCCCCGACGGTGAGGTTTCCATAGACTGGGTGGTTGAACGTCTGAATGAGCGTGCAGTCCAGGTCGTTCGTCGAGGTGATGCCCGCCAGCTGACACGCGGTGAAGTTGATCCGCATGTTGTCGGTAGTGACGGTGCTGCTGAAAGCCCCGCCGCTGACCTGCATGTTTGAGCTGCGGGCGTTCGAGTTAGATCCGAGAGCGAAGCCACCGGAGGTGTAGCCCGCCTGCTCGATGTAGAAGACGTCGGAGCTAGTCGGCGTTGCAGGAAGGGCGGTCGTCCAGGTAAGCGTGTCACCGCCACTGACCTGGCAGACGTGGCGGCAGACGTTCCTCAGGGCCACCGTCGCGGTGTTGGCGTCGAAGCGCACGCGGAGGCCGGAGGGGATCGCTAGCTCAGTCGCGAAGCTGGGCGAACCACCAGCAAATAGGACGCACTGAACGACGCTGGTCGTGGGGGTACCCGTCGGCTTGTACCCAGCCGAGTTCATGCCGGTGCCGGTGATGGCACCCTGGTAGGTGACGTCAGCGGACGACCCATCGAACGCGACGCAACCAGCGGTCGTGTTCGTACCGGTACCCCTGACGGTGGGGCAGCTGCCGCTGTAACCGCTGCTGCCGCCGAGGAAGTCGGAGATCGCGCCGCTGTAGGTCTGGCTGATGTTGACGCCACCGTTCGCCACGACGATCTCGACTTGGCGACCGTTACCGTAGCGCGGAAAGATCGCGGCCAGGCCAGCGAAGGTCTTGAGGGCGCGGGTCCCGGCCAGCTGACACGCGATTGCGTAGTCAACGCTCGACGACGACGCCGGGTCAGCGTAGCCAAGGTTGCTGTCGTTGCCGTTCACAAAATCGATGGCGTAGATGCGGCAGATACCGACGGTCCAGTCGGCCCCGCCACTTCCGCCAGAGTTGTCGTCAACGTATTGCTTCGTGGCAACCTCCAGCAAGTCCACCGGGTCGTCACTGACGATGACCCTGCCACCCTCGATGAAGACGGAATCGGCGTCCTGGACGCCCATGGTACCGATGCCCAGGGCTCCACGAGCCAGCGCCTCATCGGTGATGTCCGAGAGGTTGTTGTCCGACTGGAGGAACGCCGTATCCGGCTGCAAGGCCGCGGACCCGAGACCGAGGTTGGTCCTGGCCGCCACCACATCGTCGAGGTCGGAGAGGTTATTCGAAGCCTCCAGGAACTCGCTATCGAGCCCCTGAGTGAGGCGGATGATCTCAGCGAGGATGTCCCGGGCCTGCGTTTCCGACAGCTTGGCAGAGGCGGCCGAGGCTCGGGCCTGGGCCTGGGCCAGCTGGGCAGCGCGAATCGCCGCGTTCGAATCCTCATTCGCCATACCCCAAAGATTGGGGCTTAGTAGGTGACCCGACCGCTGGCGGTCGTCATCCTAATCGTGAAGCGAATCAAGGCCTCAGAGAGGATGTACCACCCGTCGTACATGTCCTGCCCAATCGCGGACTGGAGCAGCAGGTAGGGGTCGAGCGCGTAGATCGCCATCGCCAGGTCCTGGGTCCCGGGAGTGGTCAAGACCGGCTCGTCACCGAACGTAACACCGCTGTACTTCCACATGGAGGCGACGGCGTTGGCGAACTCAAGGGCCACCACATTGAGGTACGGGCCTGACTGGCCAAGGACGCGACCAAGCTCGCGGGACAAGTAGAGGTATCCGGTCGTGGTCAGGCCCTTCGGGTAGGCACCTAGCTGGCTCCGACACATCATCGCCCAGTCGCAGTAGGAGGCTGCAAGGCTGCGACCAGCAGTAGAAGTGTTCTTGGGAGATGGTCCGCACGTTATGATGTCGTTGATGGCCGTCGTGAGCACCACGGTGGGTGGCTCCGGGACTGGCGGGGAGAGGGTACCACCGAGGGCGGTGGATACCAACCCGGTGAGCACGATCGAGAAGCGCGGGGCCACGACGCCAGGCACGGAGACGACCTCGACACCGCTGAGGACTAGGTCATGTGCGGGGAGGATGATCCCGGCAGAAGTGACGCCACCGACGCCAGTGAGAGCGACGATGATATGGGCACCGACGTTGCCGGCGCTGGAGGGTGCCTCGACACCGACGGTCTGGAGGCCTGGACTCACGTCACCGGGCGAGGCGGAGGCTCCCGCACCCTCCAGCTCCGAGGAGGTGACGGGACTGACGGTACCGGGCGTAGCGGTGGCGGAGGCACCGACCAGCGGCACCGACGACGCGGGGCCTACGGAGCCTGCGCTCGACGACGCACCTACACCCGTGACGTCCACGCCACCGGGCGGGGTCACGTTGCCGGCGCTGACGGTAGCCTCGGAACCGCTCAGCGCTACGCTGAGCGCGACTCCCACCGTGCCGGCCGAGGCTGCGGCCTGCTCACCAGTGAGCGGGACGGACGACTGCGGGGACACGTTACCGGCGCTCGCATCTGCACCTGCTCCGGTGAGCGCGACGGCGCTGGACGGGAGCACGGTACCAATCGCCGAGTCGGCCTCGGCACCGCTGAGTGGTACGGCCGACGACGGAGCTACGGAGCCCAGTGACGCGGTGGAGGACGAGCCGGTGGCAGCGACTGACGACGCGGGGCCTACGCTACCTGCCGCACTGGCGCCCTGGACGCCCGAGGTCTCCGTCACGGGGGCCACCGAACCAGGCGATCCCGCGGCCTGACTGCCGGTCAACGCAGCGCTCGGGGCGGCCGTGACCGACCCGGGTGAAGCGGTGGAGGACGAGCCGGTGGTGGCAACGGTCTCGCCCGCGGTGACCGTACCTGGAGAGCCAGTAGCTGCGGTGCCTACGACGGGTACGGCCGACGACTGAGTGACGCTGCCGACAACAGCTGAAACTTGGCTGCCGGTCATAGCGACGCTGCTGACGGGGGCGAACGCGCCCGCGCTGGCTGTAGCCTGATTGCCAGTAAGTTCTACGCTCGTGCTGGCTGTTACGGAACCAGAAGATCCGGTTGCGGAATTACCGGTCGGAGCCACGCCCGAGCTGGGAGAAAGGGTCCCGAGCGAGGAAGTGGTGGTGATACCGGTGGGGAAACCAGCAGAAGCGACAGACCCAGGTAAAGCCGTCGCAGCGGTTCCAATCAGAGCCAGTGCGCTGAAGGGAGAGACGCTACCATGCGATCCGGTCACAGCTGACCCAGCAAGAGCTAGGTTGAAGGTCCCAACTAGGGTCCCGGGAGCAGCGGTCGCGGACGACCCGGACAGCGCAAGCGTCGAACTGGGAGTCAGCGTGCCGATGTTCGCGGTCGCGGCTGACCCAGCAAGAGCAATGCTCGACGACGGAGTTAGCGTACCAAGCGAACCGGTCGCGGCTGACCCAGCAAGAGCTAGGTTGAAGCTAGCTACGACCACGCCGGGCGCGGCTGTAGATACGATGCCAGAGAGCGCAGCTGCATTAGCAGGTGAGAGCGTACCGGCAGATACGACAGCCTGAACGCCCGTTATGGGTAGCGTTAGATCACCGCCACCACCCTGCTGACTAAGCAACAGCGACATGCGCTGCCTCTATATCTCGACTTAGTAGGCGGCCATCTCGGTCCAGTGCACCGTGACGCCTGCTGACCATGTGCCAGTCGCAGGGACCGCTGCCCGGATCACGAAACCCTCGTTCTGGACCAGAATGAGCGGGTGCCCGCCCGCATAGACGTCCATGAAGGGCTGGGGAGGAATCGACACCCCCGCCACGGCCGTGAACGAGCCGACCGCAGCGCCGACGTCCTGCGAGTCGAGCGTCTTGGTGCCGGCGCCGAGAGCCGCGGTGGTAGCGCACCTGGCCTCGCCGAGAATAGTCGTGCCCATCGACGTGCGTAGCTTCTGGTTGTTGCCAGTGATCGTAGCAGCAGTGCCGCCCGAGCCGGCAGCCGAGAACGCGCGCGCGACGGTGGCGCGGAAGATTGCCGTCCCCGCCGCGAACGCGACGATGGAGCCCGCGCCGTCAAACTGGATCTTCTCGATCACGCAGATCCTGGTCGCGTCCGTCCAGCGAAACTGGAAGATCTCGCTATTGGCCGCGAGACCAGCAGCCATGACGCCGGTCTGCATCGCGATCCGGTAGGCACCAAGGGACCCGACGTCGAGCGGACGATTCTCCACGCGAAGGGCGCGGTAGGCGGTCCCGCTGACCTCGGAAATTATCCCGCTGAAGCCCTGAATCTGAAGTCCCATCGCTTATCTCCTTAGTTCCAAACCCACGCGATCGTCCAGGCGCCCCAGATCCTCGTCCCCATCCCGCCGGCCGTTGGTTGCTGGTCGCCCTGCGGGGCCGAGAGCCCACCGGCCAGCGTGCCGGTCGCGCCCTTGACGGGCGCGAGCGGTTCGTTGAGCTGGCTGGTATTGAAGCCGTCGATCGAGAAGCCGTTGCCTGCAACGATGCTGTGCGCGAACACCTTGAGCGTCTCGACCATGTGCTCGTCCGCGGTATGGTCGGCGGTCGCCACCGGCCTGAGCCACGCCTCGACAAGTGACCCCGAGACGATCCCGGACTGCCCAGTAACCGCTACCGTCGCGTGCGACGCGCCTGGGAACGCTCCGAAGTCGAGGATCGCGGTACCTTGAGCGCCCATGACTACGCGATGCGAATGAGCGCGTTGGACGAGTCGTTCGTCGGCATCGTCAGTGTGAACGTGCCAGCGGTGATCGTCTGCGCACCGAACGTGTGAACGCTGACGGCCTTGTCGCCCTGCGTACTGTTGTAAAGCAGGACGGCGTCGAAAGCGGTCGTCAGCGTGACGGCCGAGAACACCAGCGAAGCGCTCGGAGTCCAGAACGCAGTCGTGCCGGTCGCGGACGGGGCGTTGCCGTTCGTGACAGCGATGCCGCCTGCCGTATAGCCCGTACCCGTGACCTCACCAGTCGTGTCGTACACGGTAGTGGTGGAGTTCTTCGTGGCGGAAGCCAGGAAGAGCGCAGCCTTGAAGGAGTCCTTCGTGGTCGCGCCGCGAACGACGGTGGTGCCGAAGGCGTGGATGCCGTTGAGCAACTCCGTCTTGAAAGAGGTGCAGATTGCTTGCGTGTTTGCCATTAGAAGTGTCCTGGGGTGCAGAGAACGGGGGGTGGAACAACCTTGAGCCGCGTGTGGGCCGAGCGATGAACGATCTCCTCCTCGCCTACCGGGCGATACTCCACCCAGCAGCTGTACTCCCGAGCATCGTCGTTAACGCCGGTCTTCTTCTCCAGCTTTTCGAGCGACATCTCGCCGCGGGAGGTGAGGACGACGGCAGGCGATTCGAGGAAATCGTTCTTCTTCTGCCACTTGACGTCGTGGTAGCGGGCGACGACCTCGCCCTGTCCCGCCACACGATACTGACGCTCAAACGCGTAGTAGTCCGGCCCGTCGAAAGCTACCGTCTCGCAGACGAGGTCTTTCTCCTCCATGAGGCCCAAGATCGTGTCGATCATGGGGTAAAGATTATGGTTCAGCTGATGGGGCCAACGATGGGAGGGCCGGGGACGGAGATCAGGTGCGTCACGATTACCGTGCGTGTGAACGTGTCCAAGACCGAGGCCAGCTTCGTCATCGCCACACTGTCGGGGGCTCGGGCGGCGAAGTTCGACGCCCACGCGGCCAGGAGGAGCCCGGGTAGGGCAGCCGAGCCACCCACCACGGTCACGATCCCGGGCAGGACAGGTGGTGGCAGGGGTGTACCGACGGGCGTGAGCGGGAAGGCCACTGGCGGCGAGAACCAGAACGCAGTGAACGCCGCCGCGTATACCTGTGCGGTCTGGGGCGGCAAGCTGTTCGGGTTGGAGAACACCACCGTCAGGGCCGCAGCCAGGGACGCCTCGTTCGGCGTCAGTGGGACGGGAGCGGCACCACCGAGGGACATGGCGTCGGCGGCGTAACTGGCGTAGGCACGAGCCCAGCGCTTGGCGGCCTCCAAGGGGGTCTTGGGGAAGTTCTTGCCGCTACCGTTGACATCGACCAGCCCCTGCTTGAGCTTTGCTGGATTCAGGGCCATGTTACATCTTCACGAACACGACCTTGGACAAGATCTGCTGGAGCGTGGCCTTGATCTTGGTGAACTGGGGGGTGTTGATGGGAGGGCCCGAGGGCCCAACCGCGGTGGGGTGAGTCTCGGCCATGATGGCGTCGATCAGGTCCGACAAGACCTGCTTCAGCTCGTTGCCGCCGACTGCCGGGTCCGTCGTCTCGGTGTCACCGAGGCGGACCTTCGGCGACTTGAGGTCGATCTCCGTCTTTGTGAACACCTGCATCTTGCCGTTCACGTGGTCGAGGAAGATCTTGTTCTCCCCGTTCTTGTCGGAGAGGGTGACGTTCCCCTCCTTGTCGAAGGTGACGAACGTGCCGGTCGAGTCCTCGTTGACCCCGTCGGCGAGCTTGCCGTCAAGCTTGTTGGCCCCGCCACGCGTGAGCGTGAACTCGCCGTCCCTGTTGACGTTGACGTCGACGCCGTTGAACGAGGAGTGGTGATGGTGGCCCAGGTCCTTCTGGTCCTTCGCGCCGATCATCGGGTTGCGGATGCCGCCGAGGATGACGGCGCTCTGCGACTCGCCGTTGATGCACAACATGATCACGCGCGCGCCGAGGCCGGGCTTGCGGAACTTACCCTCGACCCTGGTCGCGGCGTTGTCAGCGCGGAAGGTGGAGTACGAGAAGTCCGCCACGCCAGCGAGGTGGTCGATCGCGAGGCAGTGGTCGTACATCTTCGTGACGGCCGTGCCGTTCGCGCGGTGCTGGACGAGGACCTGGTACTCGATGAACAGCTTCGATACGTTCTCCTTGTCCTGCGGGTAGTAGATGTTCTGCACCTCGCCGATGCGGAGGGCGTAGTTCCCCGACAGCCCGGTGTCGGGCATGTAGCCACCCTCGGCGTGACCTGGAAGTACGTTGAGACCCATGTGCGTTCCTTAGCGAGTCGGGGTCGTGCCGTTGTTCGACGTGCGGTACTGGCTGCTTGGACCGGGGTCGGAACCATCGCTGGGGTCCAGCGGCGACTCCGTCGGGAGTTCCTTGGGGTCGTCACCCCACGAGGTGCTGTCGCCAGTCGTGCCCTCGTGCTCCACCGTGAGACCGGGGTCGAGGAATGAATTGTCACGGACGTTGATGCCCGGATAGATCGGCTGGGCCCCGCCGCGGACGTCCTTCTTGGTGAACGCCGGCTCGATGGTGTTGCTGATGTCGCGCATGCCGTTCGTGACCTGCAGCGTGGTGCCCCAGGTCTTGTTGCCGCCCGGATCAATGCTGGCGTGGTGGTCGACACCCATGACGTGGTAGACGACGCCGTCGAACGACACATTATCGCCCTCCGCGATCGGCGCCTGGATGCCGAAGCAGTCGATGGTGCCGCTGAAGGTGAGGTGCGAGCCCATCATCCAGTCAGCAATTAGGGCCATCCACTTGCCGGGAGCCTTGCCGACGGTGTCGTCGACCCAGCAGTCCACGGTGGTCATGTACGAGCGAATGCCAGAGCGGAAGATGTCGACGTCGTCGCGCACGGGCGGGTTCGTCAGCATCTGGTACTGGATCGGGATGCCACCGTTCTGCGTGTAGGTGGTGGAACCGTAGACGTGGACGAAGTTCGTGCGGGTCGCGTTGCTGCGTCCGACGTGAGCGCGCTTCACGATCGCGGCCGGGATGTGCCAGCGGGGCAGGTCGAGGAACTTGGTGACCTTGACCGCCGAGTTTTCAGGCTTGACGAACTCGTCCGCGGCGCCAGGCTGGAGAGGCCCGAACTGGCCCGTCTCCTTGGAGTCGGTCGGTAGCATGAGCGCGTCGGTCGTAAATGGGATCTGGCGGAACACGACCGTCGGGACAATGCGACCCTGATCGTTCACCTTGAGCGCGGTGTACAGCTCGTTGATGGCCGGATTCACGTACTGCTGGAAGATGCTCCACAGCGGTCGGTTCGCGAAGTCCAGCGTGAACGGCAGGAAGGTGCCCAGTAGCTCTCCAGCCGAGGTGATCTTCCGGTTCTGCTGATCGCTCCCCTTGAACGTCGGCGTGAACATCGTCTTCCCACTCTTCGACTCGTAACTCTGGACGCCGGTCCAAAGCTCCATGATGTCGGCGTAGGACGTCACGCCCTTGCTGGACTGACTCTTCTTGAGGATGTTAGCTACGCTGACCGGCACCAGGTACGAGAACCCAGGGTCGTTGCTCGCGCGAGCACGAGCCCCAGCTTGGGGGTTCTGGTCGAGCTTCCCGACCGAGATGTTGGACGAGGCCGGAGGGCCGTGACCGACGATCAGGTCCAGCAGGGTGGGGATGATCTGGTTGATGTTATTCTCCTTCACACCCCTGGCAGCGTCGCTGCCGAAGAGCGCGTCGGTAGAGACGCCGAAGCGAGCCATCCAGCCGAAGTTGCCGCCCTGGGCGTCGCTCGTAGCGAGCGCGGGGTCGTAGAACATCTGCGTGTCCAGCTCGCGGAAGCCGGTGCAGCTGATGTTGTACACGGAGGCCTTGGTGCCCCTGTCTGGGTCCACCACCGAGGTGTCCTTGAACACGTCGTCGACGCGACCGACGAACTTCAGGCCGTCGTTGAAGTCGTTGACCGAGAGTTCGGTGCTCGGGTTCATAGAGATCTGGTCGATGTTGTTGACCACCCGCAGGTAGTCCTCGCGGTTGTTCATCATCCACGCAAAGACCCAATCGTCGGGCAAGACCTCAATGAAGTAGTTCACGTTCGTTGCGTGAAGCGTGAACGACAGCTTCTTCATGTGGTTGGACTTGTGGTTCGACACCGAGATGCGGAAGCAGTCGCTGGTGATAACGAGCGGGGTCTTCGCGCGCAGAAGTGCGCCGCCAGTGAGGTCGTTGCTGTCCGACGACATCGTCTTGCGGTTGAAGCTCAGCGGCTCACCGAGGCGGATGACAGCGATGGCCCAGTATGGGTCCATCGCATAGACGTTGTCGCGCGGGTCTGGCTGAGACGTCTCGTCGTTGGGGTCGACGGAGACCGGGTGATAGTCTCGCGCGAGCGAGTAGACTCCACAGCGAGGCATTAGCGCGACTTACCCACGGGACCGGGCTTGCCACTGCCAGCGCCCTTGACCACGTTCTGCAGCACCGTGACGAAGTTGTTCAACGCCTTGCTGACGTCCATGACTGCCTGGCCCATGTTCGAGCCGGACGCGAGTCCCTTCTGGGCTGCGTCCGCAGCCTTCTGCTCCTCGTCGGAGGTGTCGTGAGCTTTGTCGAAGGTCTTGCCGTACACGCCAGACTCGGACGCTTCCTTCTTGCCAACCTCGTGCTCGATGCGCCCGTGCGCCTTGTTCGCCTGTTCGGTGATACCTCTGACTGCATGACCAGCACCCCCACCCTTGGGCTTCGCCTTGAGGCCCGCAGCCGACAGCTCTAGCTCCAGCGCCCCACGGTGCTCCTTGAACGAACCACCCGCTCCCGCGCGAGCACCAGCCAGCTCATTGAGGATCTTGCTGACCTCCTTCGGCGACTTCCCTTTCAAGAAGCCCAGGCCTCCGGCCTTCGTGTACTGGTCGACGGCCGAGCGCTGACCAGCGGTGCCGTACTCGTTAGTGCGGCCGAAGCGCGCGAAACTCGTCGCGTTCTTCGCCTGCCAGTAGTCGCGCACCATCTCGAAACTGATGCCGTTGTCAAGCAGGGCCTGCGGCATCATCTTCGCGCCGCCCTTGACGATGTCCATCAGCTGGGTCTCGTCCATACCCAGCAGCATGTTACGAACGGCCCACGGAGCTTGCGGAGCCGCCTTCATCGCGGCGTTGATGTTGAGGGCTTTGTTCAGCTGGTCGACTCCACCACCGGCCTCAGCTTGGCGACGACCCATGCCGGCCTGGACCATGCCGGACTGGTACATGTCGGCGCCAGTACCGCCACCGCTGTACGCGGCCGTCATCAAGGTCTCCATCAGGCCGCTGCCACCCTGACCGGACATACCGCCGAGGAAGTTGCCGCGCATGGACTGCAAGCCCATGCCTGACATGTGCACGCCAGCGGTGATGTCGAGACCACCGCGACCGATCATGCTCTGGATGCCCTTGCCGCTCTTCGCCGAACCCATGAGGCCGCCGAACTTGCCGAACTGGCCGCTCATGCCCATGATCTCGGCTGCGTTCGTCAAGCCCCCCGCCTGAGGACTGAGGACGGAGCCGTAGTGCCCGAGGTACCCGCGGCCGAACTGCGTGAGCTGTCCGGCAGCCGAGGCGAAGTCACCCTCGGTGTAGCCGCGGGCTGCCGCGCGCGAGCGGATCTCGGTCGCGGCGTTCATGCGCTCGGTGGTCCCGTCAGCGAGCTTGCGTACGATATCTCGACCCGACATGCCGAGCGCGCGGTAGAGCTGCGAGTCGCCGGTCGCGCGGTTGTAAACGGAGTTAATACGGTCGTTGAACCCAGGGCGCGAGGCGATGTCCGCTTCGAGGTAACGTTGACGATCTTCCGCAGCTTGCGCCAGCGCGCGACCACGAGCCAACTCCTGCTGCGCCTCGTCCCCAGCAACGTTCGCGGTTCCCGGCCCAGCTCCGCCCCCACCGAACACACCACCAACCGGAGCACCCAACCTCGCAGCAACACCCCTGGCCTTACCAGCGAGCCTACTGAGGACGCCACCACCCGCGCCCTCGATCTGCGTACCCGCGAGGTCGCTGCCGAGCTTCTTGCCGAGCCAGTTCTTGGCAGTGTTCCAAGTACCGCTGAAAACACCCTCCTTCGAGATGTGCTCACCGAGCGTCGAAGCGTTCTCCAGGCGCAACATCTGCTCGCGACGCATCAGCATCCGGTCGCCCGACATAGCCTGAAAATTCTTATCACTGGAGAGCGTCTGCAGCGCGTACGCGCGGGCCATGTCGCCGTGGCGGATGGCGAGGGAGTTCTGGCCCAGCGTTTGGCCGATGCGTCCGCGAGCCTCGACGCCGAAGAAGTTGCGCTCCATGTCGAGCTTCGCGTTCGCGTGCTCGTTCCCGTAAGACGCACCGATCGCTACACCCGCGAGCTTAGCTCCGCCGAGGACCGCACCGCCCATCCCGATCATGCCGGTGGGAACGCCGAACTGACCGGCGATCTGAGAGAGGAAACCGTTGTTGCCACCCGGGAGGGCCTGCCCGAACGTGGGTGGCCCCTTGCCGCCCCTGCCCCCACCGCTGGTCTCGGTCGGTGGGCTGCTCACGCCGGGGGCGCCACCACCCGTCGCTCCGGCCGCACCGCCGCCACCCTTGCCGGCGAAGATGCGACGCATGTGGCCACCGATCGAGTCGGCAGCACGCTTCCACATTCCCTCCAGGCGCTGGACGTCTTGCTGCTGCGCAGCCACCAAGCTCTTCAAGCCCTGCTTCTGCTTGTCGTAGCTCTCCATCGCAGCCTGAGTGCTGGTCCTGATCGCTGCGGCGCTCGCAGTGGCTCCACCCGCGAGGGCCTGAGTCACTCCACCCAGGGCTCCGCCACCGCCCGCGCGTGACTGAGTGACCTGGGTCATCGAGCTGGTGCCAGGCTGCGACGCCTGAGCCCCGACCTTCGTGAAGCCCGACCCGAGGAAGTTGCCGAGCTGCTGGGTCGACTTGACGAGGGCGTCGACCTGCTGCTTGATCTCCAGGATCGCGCGCTTGGCCTTGTCCGCCGCCGCCTGATCGACGACGATTGTTACCTTGATGGTTTTGTCTGCCGCGCCGGCCATGGGTTACCCCTAAGATTGCGGGCGAAAGCGCCTACTTAGAAGGCGGCTCGAAGGGCCCGAACGAGTCGGCGTCGAAGTCCACGTCCTCGAACTTCATAGTGATCTGCTCCACCGGCTTGGGGGCCGGGGACATGACCAGCTCCGCGTCTCGATCGCGGGGGACGAGAGGGGCTGCCACCTGCTTGAACTTCTGCAGGACCTCCTCCATCTTCTTCATGCTCTCCTGGAGCTTGCGCTCCTCCTCGATGAAAAGGTGTGTGTCGGCATCACGGGCGTCCTCGACCCTGCGCTCCTCGGCGAGGACGGCAGGGTCCTTGGTCATGCTCACGACCTCGGCACGGAGGTCAGCAACCTCCTGCGCCTCGTAGTACTCCTCCAGCCACGCCTGGAACACGAACTCCAGCGGCAGCTCGTGCACTACGTGCAGCGGAGTATGAAACTTCTGCGAGTACTCGCGGAAGATCCTCCGTAGGTGGAAGTCTGGTGAGACTCCCGGCTGCTTCAGCCTGTCTAGGTAGACGTCGCGAAGCGCAATGGCCTCGATCTCTGAGTATCCCATGTCGGCGTCTCACGCCGCGGGCGGGTTACTTGATCGAGACTTCGTCGACGACGGCGACCTCTTTGAGGTCTTCCTTGGCCTTGTCGGCCCTCTTCCGAACCTCTTCGAGAGCCTTGCGCTCGACGCCCAGGGCCTTCTCGTACACCTCGACGACCGCGTTCTCGTCTTCCAGGGTGCGCCCCTCGTCGTTGTCGGTCCACCAGCTCGGGGCGGTGGTCAGACGGACCAGAAGCTCGGAGAAGATCAGCGCCATCGACTCAGCGCGCTCGCTGGGCTTGCCAGGAGCGTCACCCAACATCTGCCGGCGAGCCTGGTCGCGACGGAGCTGGTCGTTGAAGGACAAGCGCTTCTTGGTCGTGAACTTGCCGGTCCACTCGGTACCCGTGGTATCACCGACGACGCGGACGATGAAGTCCTCGGTGTTCGGGACGGACTCTCTCTGAGACATGCGTACTCCTTAAGTTATTATCTAGCGAATCTAAGTGCTACAGTAAAACTAAGTGGACCTGCGCGGAGTCGAACCGCGGTCCTAGCGACTTCGTAACCAAGCTTTATACGTGCGTTTCTCGATTTCGGGGGCGGGAGGTCGAGAACCTCCACGATCCGTTTCCGGCGCCCTCCACCACTTGGTTTACGTCCAAGAACAAGCCAGATTCGCTCCGACTAGACGTTCCCTAGTTTTGAATCGACGAGGTACCTGGGACCTCTACTCGCCGATCTTCAATGGTTAGTTCCAAGCGCGAGCGCTGGGACCACCACCGAAACCCGCCGCGACCACCAGGTCGAACGGGACGTCGAACTCATCGTTCTTCGCTTTTGTGTTTTGGTCTTCTTTTTACGAGGCCTGATGACCAACCTCGGCACGCGTCTCAGTTCCTTGTTCACCAGTCGATACCGGTTCAGGCCCAGAAAACGATCTAGCGGTGGTTGTCGGCAGCCTCCCTCGCGCCCTGACGGATGAACGGATCGACGTCCTCCTTACGGAAGCCGCGTCCGGTCAGGTCCTCGCGCACGTTGTCGAGCGCCTTCTTGGTCGCTTCCTTCGCGTCATCGAAGACGCGCTTGGCGACCTTCTCGCCCACCTTCTCATGAATCTTCTCGTTCATTTCTTTTCCTCCTTGGCCGGGATGGCCGATCCGTCTAGAATCTTAAACGCATCGGGCAGAACCGTCAAGGACAACTCGTCGAGGTTGTCGTCGAATTTCCCCTGCTGCCAGCAGAATCTCCTGTCGAGGAGCAGTAGATTGCCACTCGTGCCAATGACGGTGCAGAGATCCGCGCGGCCAGTTGGCGCTCCGTTGAACTCGACCATCCAGAGGCGGTCTCCCGAGGCGAAGATGAGCGGGATGATGAGCCCGACCACATCCTTCCCCTTGGTGTAGGCGGCGACCTCAGTGGTCATCTTGATCTTGAAAACCTTCTCCACAACCGGCGTCTTCATGCGGTTTTGTTCCTTCCCAGCATCTTGATCGCCTCGTCGCGCTTCCGGCGAGTGAGGCCGCGGTACAAATCGGTGTGGACGTGACGGTCCTTGTGTGGGTGCATGTCGGAGTCGTCGTCGAGGATAATGAAGCTCTCGACATCGCCACGGTCCTCCTCGCGCTGGCGGAGCCAGTCGGCGATCTCGGAGCCACGGTGTGCAGCGTGGCACGGCAACGGGTCATGCGCCGCGCAGCCCAGCTGGTCTGTCTTGTCGATGATGTCGCCCTTGAGCCCGGCCTCGGCGAACATCTCACGCAGCTCGACGACCTTCTTGCCGATGCGCCAGGTAGAGGAAACAACGACCTTCGCGCCCGTCTGCTCGATGATGATGTTCAGGTGCTCCATGGCCTTGGGAAGCACCCAGTTCGGCAAGTAGAACTCGTAGTCGTCGCCGATCGGCCTGCTCTGGTTGAGCACGCCGTCGACGTCTAGGAATATAACCTTCACCCCTGAATTCTAACACAGCCCGAGGTCGGCATCAAGTACGGATCTCGTCTCCCGTGGCCAGGTACTCGGCCTTGTGGGTCCACACGTCCTGACTCGGGTCGGTGGGGTGGATCTTCCAGAAGCCCCAGTAGTCGTCCCCTGGCCGCTCGTGCGGTCCAGCGAACACCAGTGTCCAAGCTGGCTCGACGATCTGGACCATGTGCGTGTGACTCCAGTGGTTCCAGAGCACAGTGCCGGGCGTTGCCTGGCGACCCCAGTAGCGCTTCCCGATGATCGGGAAGTAGCGGTCGTCCACCTGGACCTCGTGTGGGATCTCGGACTGGTCCTGCGGGAACCACACGCGCTCCAGGTACTCGCCATCGAGGATGCGCGAGCAGAAGGACCACGGGTGGTCGTGCGGGTCGCGATCGTCGTCGGAGCGGAGGATCCAGTGCAAGAAGTAGCGTGACTGCAGCGCGAAGGCCGGCTTCGCCGGCAGCCGATCGAGCAGCCACGACGGCCAGTGGAATCTCGGCGTGAGGTACCAGCGGCGCAGGTACAGGCTGCCGTCCTTCACGATGTCCAACCGCTCCACGCAGGCATTCATCAGGGCCTCGAAGATCGGCCGCGACGTGTAGAACAGCGCGACGTGGAAGCCGAACACGAGTGGGAACACCGCGAGCGTACAGAGCGCCCAGAGACCGGCGCCAGCGAGGTAGTGCTCTGGGCTCATCCCCCAGGCGCGGCCAGCCGCGAGGGCGGCCACGCAGACGGACGCCCACATAAAGTTCCTGAAGTGGTTCGACGGCGTCTTGAAGAGCCGGTCTATGAACCCCAGGAGGCGGAAGTCGAGTACCAGGAGCGCGAGTGCGAGGACTACTTCCCCGAGCATGTCAGTTACCTCCCTGGTCTACAGGGCCCCCTGACGGCGTGGTTGCGGAAGCGGTGCGGACGGGGATCTCGATTTCGCCGCGCTGGACCAGCTCGGACAGAGCGAGCGGGTAGAGGCCGGCGAGCATGCTCTGGATGTGCAGCAAGTCCGCCATCTTCAGCTGCTCCTTCGGGAAGAAGGACAGCGCCACGAGCGATGCGTTCTCCAGCTCCCGGTGGGCGATCGCCATCGCCTCGTTCTCGATCAGGAAGAGACGCTTCTCGGACTCTGACTCAGAGCCCGTGAGCGGCTTGCGGTAGTTCTGGAGGAACGTCTTGAAGGAGGACTCGGGCATGGTCATGGACTCCATTGCTTTGGGGACTTGCCGTCCTGCAGATACCAGTGGTGCAGGAGGCACGACTCGTCGGGAGCGATGTCGGGGATCACGACCTCAGAGATGTGCAGCTTGCCGATCCCGATGGGGTTGATCGTCAAATGCTCCACACACTCGATGTACACCCAGACCGCCGCGCGGAATGGGTTTCGGATCCAGATGTGGCGTTCCCAGGTCGGGGACGCATCACGGTGAGTCACCATGTCGGTGGACTGGTGGGTGATGTACGGCTCCGTCTCTCGGACGCGATACTTCCGCTCGCCCGCATCGGCCGGCCGCCCGAGGAGGGCGGCCCCGAAAGCAACGAGCATGAAGAGCTTGTTCATGCCCTATTCTTAGCGAATCTCCGTGCTAGACCTCGATATCGGCCCCGCTCTCGATCGCCTTCCAGAGGGTCTGGAGCTTGAAGCCTGGGGCAGCCTTCGAGATCTTGGTGCAGTAGATCTTCAGGGCCTCCTGACGCTTGTCACCCGTGCACTGCCACTTCATGACCGTGCGGTGGATCAGGGCCTCGCGGGACCCCCTGTCCTTGACCAGGCCGTTGTTGAACACCAGGTCGGCCACGCGGAGGCAGTTGCTCCACAGCTGACCGACGTAGCCGTGCTTGGCGAACAGGTCGATGTAGAACCCGTCGGCCCCCAGCGACTTCTGGATCTCCTTCCAGAGGGCGACCGTCTTCTTCGAGCCGGGGCCGCCCTTGGCGACGACCTCCAGCTTCTGGCGGGTCGGCATGACCTCCGCAGTGTTGAGCAGCTGGTAGAGGAGGTCGGCGCGGGGGTCGGTCGAATCGAACGGCGCGATGCGGCAGACGGTGCCGACCTTCCCCAGCTCGGTCCCGACCTCGCGGCGGCGGTGGCCGTCGATGATCTCGAAGTCGGACGTCAGCACGGGCGCGTCCACGAAGCCGAACTCCGCGACGCTGGCCTTCAGCTCCTTCAGCTGCGCGCGGTTGTGGTCGACGCGCTTCTGGGGGTTGTACTTCTGCCCCCGCATCCGCCAGAACTCCACGAACTTCGTGGCGTAGGTGGTGGTGTCGAGGTCGGGGCGGGAGGGAACTTCGGGAATTGTGCGGACGACGGCGAGTGGCATGCGGGCTCCTTGGTTTCAGTGATGGACGTAGGATCGCACGCCGGATCCCCGAAGTCAAGCCCAAAAGAATGCTTGCGGAACCACCATGATTTTGATACTCTAAGACTTCGATGAAGACCTACGAGATCGCCCTGCTCGCATTCGCCGTGTCGCCAGCTATCGCAGTCTTGATCCAGCTCGTCAAGGACGCTCTCAAGTCCCTGCTGATACTTGTGGTCAACGCGGTGTTCGTCACTATGCAGTTCGATGAGGCGAGCAAACTCTCGGGGGTCGTGATCGGCTACCTCCGGAAGAAGTGCCGCTACGTCAGCCTCGGCGACGACTACTACGTGCGCCGAAACCGGCAGGTGGGGGTGCGGTCTAAGTCCGTCTTCTTCCGAAACGCAACCAGGTCGTTCAGCGTGTTCTTCTACAAGAAGGTACCGATCTTCGTCACCCCCTTCGTCGACAAGGGCGGCAAAAGCAGTGACAAGGCGTGCACTGTCCGCTTCCTACGCGGCACCGTCGACGTGAAGGGCCTGCTGAGGGCAGCCGGCGAGTTCTACGACGACTGGCGCTCCGACAGCGGGACGAGAAAGTTCTACGTCATGCGCGTAGCGGGCGGCGGAGACCACAAGGAAGACAAGATCACCCAGAAGTTCGACTCATTCTCCATCGGTAAGGAGTTCACCGAGGACGAGGAGCCCATCAGCGTCGAGGTCGAGGACCCGCAGATCCAAGAGCGCGAGTCTGCCTTCGCGCGGCTGTCCCAAACCGTCGCCCACAAGAAAGTCTACCACGACGTGAAGTTCTGGCTGGAGCACGGCACGTGGTACGCGAAGCGGAGCCTGCCGTGGAGGCGCGGCTACCTCCTGCACGGCAAGCCCGGAACCGGCAAGACGAGCATGATCCGCGCGCTGTGCGAGGATTTGGACATCCCCATCATCGTGATGGACCTCTCGCAGATGACCAACAACCAGTTCAACGCCGCCTGGGAATCAGTCCGCCACATCAACCCGCGGGTGGTGTTGCTGGAGGATTTCGACACCGTGTTCAAGGGCCGCGACAACTGCAGCAGGTTGGGAATGCTGGACTTCTCCATCGTACTGAACGCCCTCGACGGCATCGAGCAGGAGAACGGCCTGCTGTTGTTCGTGACCACCAACCACGCCGAGCACATCGACGAGGCGCTGGGAGCCCCTCTGCCCGACGGCTCGACGACTCGTCCGGGCCGACTAGACGTCTCGATCGAGATCCCTGAGCTGGACATGGAGGGCCGCAGCAAGATCGCGGAGCGCATCGTAGACAACCTGGTGGACGCCCACAGGCTCGCTCAGGATCACAACAAGGAGTCGCCAGCCAAGTTCATCGAGATCTGCAAGCAGCACGCCCTACAGGCCCTGTGGGAGCAGTACAAGGAGAAGGCAGCATGAGTTTCGACTGGTACGACAAAGAGTGGAAGGACTACCGCGGCAACCTGACCTGGCTCAGGGAGCGGACCATCTTCGTGACACGCCACGGGTCGCACGCCTACGGCACGAACATCGATGGCTCCGACGAAGACTTCAAGGGGATCTGCATCGCCCCGATGAACTACTACCTCGGGAACCTGCACCACTTCGAGCAGGCTGACAAGGGCTTCGGCGACAGCGACGCCTGCATCTACGACATCAAGAAGTTCTTCAAGCTCGCCGCGGACTGCAACCCGAACATCATCGAGGTGTTGCACACTGACCAGAGCGACTGGATCTATCCTAGGGAGCAGGACCGCAACTACCGCATCGCCGGCATGTGGAAACACCCCGAGGTCCGCGCGTTCGACAAGATCTACGCCAACCGCGACCTCTTCCTCTCGAAGAAAGCGAAGTTCACATTCTCCGGCTACGCGTTCGCGCAGCTGAAGCGCATCAAGTCGCACCGGCACTGGCTGCTGAACCCCATGGAGAAGCAGCCCGATCGGAAGGACTACGGCCTCCCAGACGCACCAACGCTGGACCGTGACCAACTGAACGCCATCGCGTCCGAGGTCGACAAACTGGCCGACAAGCTCGGGGGCGAGGGCTTCACGCGGGACCGGGTCGAGGACAAGGACCAAGAGCTTGTCGAGCAGGTCGCCAAGAAGCACGAGCTGTCGGCGAACCTGATCACGACCATCGTCAACGAGCGCCGGTTCCGGAACGCCATGTCGAACTGGCACCAGTACCAGACGTGGAAGTCCCAGCGGAACGAGAAGCGCGCCGCCATGGAGGCCAAGTACGGCTACGACACCAAGCACGCCATGCATCTGGTCCGCCTGATGCGCATGGCGACCGAGATCTTGGACGGCAAGGGCGTCATCGTCAAGCGCCCGGACGCGCAGGAGTTGCTGGCCATCCGGAACGGGGCGTGGAAGTTCGACGACCTGATGTACTGGGCCGAAGACATGGAGGCGGACCTCGACAACAAGTACATGGACTCGACGCTGCGCCACGACCCTGACCGGCAAGCCATCGACGACTTGCTGATCGACGTCATCGACGGCCACCGCGGTAGGTAGATTCGCTATACAATCAAAAGAGAGGCAGAATGCCAAAACCAGGGTACACTCGCCAGGGCGTCCGAGACCTGAACAACATCGGCGGCAAGCGCATCAACGGCAAGAGGCCGCAGTGCAAGCACCAGATCGACGACATCGTCGTGATCGGCCGCAAGTGGTACTCCGACGAGGGCGGAGACTTCTGTGTCAACGTCCTCGGCTGCGACCGCTGCGGCGAGAAGCTCGGTCCCGAGACCGAATTCGAAGAGCGCATCAAGTGAGCGACACGGACATCGTCCATCGCTACGCGATGCTGGGTCTCGTTGCGTACGTCGAGGAGCTGATCAGGGTCTTCATGGTCGAGAACGGCCGCAAGCCCACGATGGTCCTGCTGGGCGAGCTGGAGTGGGTTGCGATCATGGAGTGCGACCCGCTGGAGGAGTTCAGCATCGCCGGTATCGCGTGCGTCCCGAAGCTCGACATCCACCGGATGGCGAAGGTCCAGTGAGCGAGTACCAGCCCTGCTGGCGAGTACTGCTGGTCGGCGAGACGAACCCATACGGTTCGAGCCCCGCGTTCGCGCTGTTCCACCTGCCGCGACACGCGTCCGGCAACCGCCTGCGCGAGCACCTGGGCCTGAACGACGGGCACTACGAGCAGATCATGAAGGCGAACCTGTGCACCGGGAAGTGGGGCATGAGGGCCGCGCGAGTCGAGGCTGCGAAGCTAGAAGACCTCCAGCACCTGGAGACCATCGTCATGCTGGGCACCAAGGTCAAGACCGCCTTCGGCCTGAACAACCTCCCCTTTTTCCGGGCCGTCCAGATCTTGGAGCACACGTACGTCTCGCTCCCACACCCGAGCGGCCTCAACCGTCTCTGGAACGACCCACTGGCGCGATACCAGGCGCGCGACGTGCTCAAGCAGCACGTCCCCGAGGTTCCATGGGGCTCGACGACCTCCGACACCTGATCGCCCTGGCGCGCTGCTTCATCTGCGGCGTGTTCGTGCCTCCAGGAAGAGATCCCGTATGCATAAAATGCTTGCGAGATCTGGAAGAGTGGGATAAGGTGAACCCAACCTGACGGAAAGCGTTAGGAGGAGGAAAGAATGCCGCGGAAGCTCATCGACATCCGGGCGGACGGGTCGGTCGTACTATCGGACCCGAACAAGACAGGTAGGTGGAGGTACGAAGACTCTATGCTGGTCCAGGCCGGTGGCAGCATACCTCAGGTGGAGTGCCCCGAGCCCGACACGCTGGAGCACAACGTCATGCCGATGGCCGCGAGCGCGGTGGAAGCAGCCTACAGCGCTGCCACGGCCGAGGCACTGGGCGCCTACTTCGACGCGGTGCTGGAGGAGGGGTTCGAGTGGGGTCTGGCCCAGAAGATGCTGCGGAAAGCACTCAAGGGTCTAGAGGACAAGACCACCAAGCCCTTGAGGGCGATCCAGGACCTGTTCCGCTAGGGCCTCTGGCCGTCTTTGAGCGCCTTCAGTAGGGCGCTGGGCGTGCCCTTCCAGATGGTGTCCGCCAGACCGACCTTCAGGGCCTCGTCGGCGTTGATCCACCACTCCTTGCCGTCCGCGATGCGGGCGAGGTACTGGTCGATGGTGATATTCGCGCGGAGGACGACGTGACTGCCGTACGCTCGGTTGAGCGCCTTCAGCAGGTTGACCTTGTTCTGCAGGTCGTGCTCGTTCTCCATCGCCTCGGGCGTGCTCGTGAGCGCGCTGTGAGCCATCAAGATCCCACGCGTGGTGATGACCCTGCGGTCACACGACTGGAGGATGTAGAGGCCCATGGACGCTACCATGCTGTCGGCGACGCATACGACCGTGACGGGAGAGTTCTCGATCTGACGCGAGATGTCGTGGCCAGCGCCGTAGCTACCGCCCGGGGTCGTCATCTCGATCATGACAATCTCGGTGTGGTCCTGGCGAGCCCTCTCCAAGAACTCGGTGACCGCCCTGACGGCGCCAGCGTCGATCGGAGCTGAAAGACGGAATGCGCGAACGGTGCCTGGCGTCACCCCTGCCGGCGCGGCCCGCGCGGTGAAGGGCGCGACGGGAGGCGAGAGCATGGGGACGATGACGGGGTTGAACGGGGGAGGCTGGGTGAGCCCCGCCGCGTGCGCAGTCGAGAGGGTGAACAAAAACACGAGCGCGGCAAGGAGTGATTTCAAGGGGCCTCCCATGTATTTCCTAGCGAATCTATTGACAGATCGGGTCTACTCAAGTAGATTGTGAGTCTGATGGACACCACGGATCCACCGACGCGATGCTTCTGTTGTGGGGGTCCCTACCACCCCGCTTCGGGCGACTTCGACCGCCGATGGGGCGTGGCCTACTGCGGGCCGTGCGCGGAGCGCAGGAACACCTGGCACAAGGGCCAGCTGAACCGCGGCGTGGCCGGCGACGGGGATCGCGAGAAGTACGTCCTGAGCTTCTACCAGGCCGCGGAAACCTCGGTGAAGCCAGGATCGAAGGAGCCGACCGTGTTCCAGAGGTTTGTGCGCGTGCCCAACCCGAAGAGCCCCGACAAGCAGCACAAGCGTGCCGGGAGGTGGAGGGCGGGGGCTGACGGGGTGCGCAAGCCGCAGGGCCCGAGGCCCTGGCGACCGTTCGTGTGGGTGAGCACGCCGCACGAGTTCGCCGACTGCATCCAAGCCGATGGCGACAAGCCATGCCGCGACTGTACCGAGTACGCGCTCGAATCAGTAGGCGCTCCCGCGGCAGCGCGGGCGACCCCCACCAGAGACACTGAGGTCTCGGGGTCCTAACCCGCGCTGCCGCTCCTTTCAAAATGTTCCCCCGGCTCGATTCGAACGAGCATCGTCGGGAGTCAAAGGCCGACATCCTGCCGTTAGACGACAGGGGATCTTGTCCCCCGACCAGGAGTTGAACCCGGACTTCACCGTTCGAAGCGGAGCGTGGTGTCCATTCCACTATCAGGGGTTGGTCTCGCCGCCAGGAGTCGAACCTGGAATTCAGCCTTCGCAGGGCTACGTGATGTCCATTCCACCACGACGAGATGAGTACGCGAGTAGGGAATCGAACCCTCGTCAGCCGCTAATCGGGCGGCAGTTCTGCCACTGAACTATTCGCGTGTGGTTGCCTCGGATCGATTCGAACGATCGTCACCTGGGTCAGAGTCAGGCATCCTGCCGCTAGACGACAAGGCAATATTTTGGAGCCGGGGGAAGGAATTGAACCCTCATAGGCTGCTTACTGGGCAGCTGTCCTGCCGTTGAACGACGCCGGCACTGCTGAGCTGGAAGAAGGAATCGAACCCTCATTTCTACCGTACGAAGGGAGTGTCCTGCCATTGAACGACACCAGCATTGGTGGGGCCGGTAGGAGTTGCGCCTACGGAGCCGAGACGACAGGTTTACAATCTGCCCCGGCCCTCTACCGGTATACGTCCCCAAAGAACATGGTCAGCTATTTAATTTTCAAAGAAGGGTGACTGTCCGGTTACGATCCGGAACTTCCGTGTTCACAGCACGACGTGCACAGCCAGTACACTACGGCCACCATGGGTCTGGGCGGCAGGAATCGAACCTGCTTAACCGGCTTCCGGGACCGGGAGATACCCAATATCCTACGCCCAGCGATCGACGCGTTGGTGAGGATGTCTGGCCCCGCTGACGAGAGTTGAACTCGTCTCACTCCATAGACAGTGGAGCAGCCTCACCGGAAGCTTACAGCGGGAAGAGCAGTGACACCCCCTGGATTTGAACCAGGGACGCGCGCCTTTTCAGGGCGCCGCTCTACCAGACTGAGCTAGGGTGCCGTTCGATCTTTGCCGGGCGTCCCGGCTTTTTGCGCTTATTGATCCCTGGTGGGATCGAAGCGGTCGAACGCACCCTGTCGTGGGCGCTGGGTATGACGCTGAATATACGTCTGGCGTCGGGTTCGTTGACCCGTGCTGCCGACGTACGATGTGATCTCAGCGTTCATGGAACTTCTCTCAAGATTATGTCTAGCAAATCTCTCTGCAGCTTGTCAAGTACGCCCGGTCGGATTCGAACCGACAACACGAGGGGTTTGAAGCCTCTGCCTCTTCCAGTTGAGCTACGAGCGCATGGTACCACTGATGGGATTCGAACCCACACTGTCTCCGTTCTGAGCGGAGCGCCTCCTTCCGGTTGGGCTACAGTGGCAAGGGTGCGATCGACAGGACTCGAACCTGCACGGGCGTTAGCCCACGGGCACCTCAAGCCCGCGCGTCTACCAATTCCGCCACGATCGCCTATTTCTGTGCGCGCTGCGCGCGCGGGTGTGCTTGTACTCGCTTACGCGAGCAGCAACAGAGACAAAGGGGATAGCAACTGACGGAACATCGGGGTGATCCTAAGATTACCTCTAGCGAATCTCTACGTCAAGTGAATGGACAGGCCCAGGTTGATTGAACCCATGATTGAAGCGCCCCGACCCAAGGGTGTCCGCGCCCTGTCAAATTTTCTAGAGCAGGATCTTGCAGACCAGACCGATGACGCCACCGGCCACTGCCAGGATAGCGACGTAGTACCCAACGACAGCGAGGATTCCTCCATCGGAGTTCTTTGGGTTCGGAGCGTGGTCCTTGATGTAGCGAAACGGGTTCATTCTGACTCCTCGAAAATGTCGCGACGGTCTTCCTGACGAGCGGAGCGCTTGTCGTTGCGCCCCGACGCACGATCCTTGCGACGCGCGGGGAGGTGGTAGCGGGAGACCTTCTCCTCGCGCCACGTCCACGCAGCGTGCTTGATCTTGTTCTTGTAGCGGTCAACGGCCATGACGACCGGGATTCTACTCTACTTCGCCCAGGCGGGCAAGCCGTTCTCTTCGGCCTCTTGCTCGACGGCGTAGGCCTCTTGCTCGTACGGCACGTGGTAGTACGAGTCCATGAACCCATCGATGATGCCCATCTCGCGCTTGAAGACCTTCTTCCACGGCACGCCCGAGAACAGCCACCAGAGGTACTTCGCCCACGACACGAACCAGAAGCGGTCGAGCTGGTCCTGCGCGACGTGAGTGAACTCGTGCACGCGCACCAGCGGGTGAACCTCGCCGTCGGGCGCGTCCTCCGAACTCCAGTACATGATGAGCACGAAGAACGGGAACGGGATCGTCATCGCGCCCCAGTTGTGCTTGTGGAACCAGCGGCCGATGGGACCGCCAACCTCCACCTCGTCGACCCTCTTGTAGATCGTCGGGGGCTGGGTCTTGAGGATTCGCTTAATCGACTTCACGTTCTTTGTCCTTTTCTTCGTCGTTCTTCTTCGGCCTACGGCGCACGACACTGACCTCGTCGTCAGTCGTGTTGGGAGGAAATCCACCAAACTTCATGGCCGCGTTGTCGCTCCACGCACGACCGCCAACGAACGCAGTGAAGCATCCGACAATGCCCATGATGACCACGGAGGTCGTCGGCTCACTGTACTGAAACAACCCAGCGCAGAAGCACAGCGTGGTGCAGAAAATAAGGCCTGCGAACTTCTGCGATCGAAGATGTCCGAGGTTCCACTTCTTCTGGACGAGCTGTTTGATCTTGGTCTTGCCCACAGGCTTACTCCCCCAAGATGATCTTCAGTACGAGGCCGGCGACTGCGGCGGTCGCGGTGACGACAACGCCACCGATCTTAAAGAAGCGAACACGACGCTCGCGCGTTTGACTGCGGACCTCAGCATCGACATCGTGGTGCTGCAATAGGGCGTCCACGCGCGTCTTGACCTCGCCTACGTCATCCAACTTCTGGGACAGCATGTCGATCCCAGAGGCCAGCTGCGACTTCAACACGCCAAGCTCCACGCGACACTCGGTCACGTCCTCTTCGAGGCGGGTGATGCGGTCCTCGTGGACCCCGATCAGCGGGTGGGGGGTGGGCATCGGCAGGATCTCCCTTGGGTAAAGGGAAGATTGATACCCGTTTCGGGACAAAAGCGCAGAGTTTGCGGGGCTATCCCTCTGGCAAGCGGGTCAGGTGCCCGTCGACCTCGACCTCGTAGCCCAGGATGTACTTGATGCAGTGCTCGCAGCAGGGCATGTGGTCGGTCGGCGAGCGCTCTACGACCGCGACCAGGACCTTCCCAGGCTTCTTCCCGCAGGTGTAGCAGGGCTGGTTCGAGTTCTGGGCGATCCGCGGGTAGGTAGCGGTAGACGGGCGCCCCAGACCGGGCTGTGTAGGAGTGGCCTCCTCGTCGGTCCCGTAGCGGGTCATGCCAGCGGACACGGTGAACGGAAGCTCGACCCCTCCCGACATCGCCGGCATGACACCGACGACCGTGTCGGGCCTGATGGTCAGGCTCACAGCCCCGCGTCCTTGAGCGCGCGGTTCGCGCGAACGACGGCCCCATCTGGGTACGCCCATGCCGGGCCGGTGTGGTTCGAGTCGTCCCGCCCATTCATCGCGTCGACGGCGTGCCACAGCTCGTGCGCGTACGCCATATCCGAGATCGGGCGTCCAGGGCGGTAGGCGATACTGTGTGTGTGTGTGGTCGCCCACGACAGCCCAGCCACGCACCTGCCGTAAGAGTCCACCCAGCCGTCACCACTGGCGCAGTTGAGTCGATCCCCCATCACCCAGGTGATCCTCCAGGCTTTGGTGGGGTCCATGCCGTACTGCTCGACCCACACGATCTGGAACGCACGCTTGACCGATTCGAGGAACTCGGCAGGCGGAGTCTGCGACGCGACTTCACGCGCGGCCTTGAGCTTGAGCCGGCGAACCAGCAGGAAGACGCCACCGAAGACGCCAGCAGCGACGGAGGAGATGATGAAAAGTGCGTTCATTGAACCTTTGCTTGCGCCTTCTGGATGACCTTCTTGATCATGTCCGCGTGTATCTGGTACTCCGCTTCCAGGACCTCGTTCGTCGCGACCTCCAGGTCCTTCGTGAACCAGTCCTGCGCGCAGGTGTCGCAGCGCGGGATCACGAAGGTCCGGGGCATGTTGATCCACATGTTGCGGTGGATGTAGAACCGCCCGTCCATCGCGACGGGGAACACCTTACCATTGCAACCCTTGGCGGGACAGTCGAAGCTTGGAATCTCGTCCACGGTGCTACTTCTTCGAACAGTCCTCACGATTCTTGACCTCGATGATCGACTGCGTAGCCTCGATCATATCCTCCGAGTCCTCCTCGCCCGGGAGGGTAATCTGGATGTCGCACGTCTCCATCACGGAACTGAGGTGCGACTTGCTGATGACCCTGTCGAGGCGGCGCGTCGCCTTCTCGATCTCCTCGACCTCCTTCTCGGCGCGTGCGTCGCAGAGCGAGTCCTCGTACGGACCGCCGATGAAAGACTTGCTGAAGTCGAAGTGCGTCGCCCAGACCGTCACTGACACCGTGTTCTCCTCAGCACCCGCCTCGACGAAGACGTCCTCGACTGGGACGCCGCAGAGCTTGGCGATCTTGACCAGGTGCTTCGCCGTCAGGAGGAACCCAGCGAAGTGGTCGGGGTCCTGAGCGATGTCGAGGAAGACGGAGTGGTCAGCGGAGACACGGGCGTCGACGATGTGCGGGATCTTGGCCTGGCTCGCGATGAGGGCGACCAGCTCGGTGGGGGCCGCGGGGAAGTTGGCGTAGTAGCGCTTGCTCATGTATCTCCTTAATCCAGGTACGTCCGGACGTTGACCAAGCGGGCCAGCATCAGCTGGTCCTCTTCTCTCATAGCTTCAAGACCGTATTCTCGCACACTGGGATCCTCGCCGTCAAGATCTTTGAGGCGCTTGTCCCGCGCGAGCCACCAGGCGTACAGCGACCTGACCTCCGCCATGGCCGCCCAGTAGTTCTCGTACAGGGGATCGGCCGACTCGCTGGGAGGCGCCCAGACCTTCGCGTGGTTCTTCTCGACCCAGCTGGCCAGGGCCCGGAAGGGCCAGGTCAGGATCACGTCGCGGTGCGTCATCTTGGGGAGCTTCGCCAGACGGCGGCGCCGGGGCCAGTCGTACATCCTGGTGATGGCCCACCGGACGGGGTGAGCAAGCTCCATCAGGCGCTCCCAGTCGCTCCTAGTGAGGATGATGGCCCCCGAAGGGCTGTGGAGGGGCAGGCCGACGTCCTGGCGCAGCCTGAGGCGCCCCAAGAGCTTCCAGAGGGCCAGCACGACGAAGCCCCCCGGCACGACCAGGGCGGCGAGAGCTAGTGTGAGTGTACGGACCATCCTAAGCATGAGTCTAGCGAATCTCCGCCGATCCGTCAAGCCTTTCAATCCTAATCTTTTGAAAGTATGCCCACATGTATTAAGTGCCACGAATCCAAAGAGGCCGGAGCCTTTTCAGCTAGAAAGAAAAGCAAAAGCGGCCTTCAACCATTCTGTCGAGTGTGCCAAAAAGCCTACAAAGACGACCACTACCAACGAAATAAGCGCCAATATCGCACACAAAACAGAGAGCAGAAGAGGGCCGTAGCGCGATGGATTGATTCGATAAAGAATGGCCCTTGTACCGATTGTGGTGTGCAGTATCCGTCGTGGATCATGGACTTCGACCACCTACCAGGGTTTAAGAAGAACGGGAACGTCTCCTATCTGAGCCCCCGAGCCTCACGGGACAAAATCTTGAAAGAAATTGCAAAATGTCAGCTAGTTTGCGCGAACTGCCATCGCAATAGAACGTACTTCAGACAAAAAAAGAGCCGGGATCCCGATAAGGAGATCCCGGCTCTGTAAGGGCAGCTGGGTGAAAGGAGGAAGAAGTCCCAGGTGCCTCTTACGGCAGGTCCATCGCAGTCGGGTGCTCGACGTTGATGTTGTTCTCGTCGCTGACGAGAAGCCCAACGAAGGTCACCGTGACCTCTTCCAGGTTCCTGGCAGAGATCGTCGTGGAGTAGCCGGTCGGTCGTACACTTGTGAAGGTCGCGATGCGCCCGTCGCCACCCGTCGCCTCACGCTGGCGGTCAGTGATGACCAGCGTGATGTAGTCGGAGCGGAGCAGGTTCTGCAGCAGCGGAACCGCGGCCTCGGTGTGAGGGCCGTGGTCGATGACGCGGAACCCGGAGCACGTGATCGCGACGAGGTCCATGGACGTGTAGTCCACCTCGGCCGCCGAGTAGCGCCCGAGGATGTACGCCGGCTGCGTCTCGTACGTCATGTTGTACGAGACGTTGTTGAACATGCCGATGTACTTGGTCTGACCCGTGGTCGGGTTGTAGATGCCCATCTTGGCGCGGGCACCGTTCATTACTTTTGGAGCGGCCATTGATTTCCTCTTCTAGATTGATGCCGTCGGTGGATTACGAGCTGGCCGACTGCTGGATCTGAGACACCTGGAAGGTGATCGGGATGAAGTACAGCGCGGTGGCCGCCTTCACCTCGACCGAGACAACCATGGCCGGTCCGCTGATGCGGATGACCGCGTTCTTGAAGCCCTTGGGGGCGTCGTCCGAGAACGCGATCAGCTTCAGCCGACGCAGGTTCTCCATGATGCCTTCGAGGGTGCTCAGCGCGAGCGAGGCGCTCACGTCAGCGAGGGACTGGCCGACGAACGCCTGCTCCATCAGCTTCGCGGTGGTCAGCGCGATGGTGTCCGCCGCGTAGACCGCCTGGATGCTGTTGTAGACGAAGTTGTCGTCCTTGCCGTACGTCGTCTGGTCGGACACGTACTTGAATCCACCGTCCTCGGGGCGACGGACGATCAGGAGGCCGGCGTCGAGGCCTTCCTCGACCGCGTCGTCGTCCTGGTCGTTGAAGTCCGTCGCGGCCTGGATGGCGCCGCTGATGTTGATGCCCTTGTTGAAGATGGCCTTGTAGAAGCCCGCGGCCTGCATGCCCGCGGCCTTGCACGAGTTCATCCACGGCTGGAACTGGGTCACGTTGCCGTTGGTGTCGAGGTCGCGCACGTCCTGGAACGTGAGCGAGACACGTGCAGAGTTCAGGTCCGTCGCAGCGTCCTTCACGTCGTCGAAGTCGTCGCGCATCGAGAGGAACGCCTGGCGGTTGCGGCCCTTCTTGAACGTGCTCATCTGGAGTACGTGCGAGCGAGCGCCAGCGTGGACCGCAGCGATCGTGTAGGTCGAGGCCGCGTCGGTCTGACCGTCCGCGATGTCGTCAGCAGCGTCACGTGAGAACAGCGGGACGAGGAAGTTGCCGCGGACCATCTTGAGCGCGTCGTACCCGGCCTGGATGTCGGCGTTCGTCGTCGCGCCCTTGGCGCCGCCCGTGAGGAACGCGAGGCCCACCGACGGAGCCGGGAGACCCGAGTCCGCCTGCTCCGACAGCTCCGTGAGGAAGCCGTCGTTGGCCAGCGTGTTGAAGAGCTTGTACGCGTCCTGCTTGATGCGGCCCGGGGTCAGGTCGCTGAAGGTCGAGCAGATGCCGAACGTGCCCTGGTCGAGGCTGGTCGAGGGCTGCGAGCCCATGACGCCCGAGCCGGGGGTGCACGTGAAACCCGCGAACGAGTTGATGTAGGACGCGAGGTCGGCGATGCTGGGGAAGTCCGCGAGCGCCACAGCCAGCGTGCCCGGGGTCGAGCCACCAGTCGTGGTGATCGTGATGTCCGTCGAGTCGACCACGGCCGAGCCGGTGGTGCCCTCGTAGCCGAGCTTGAGCGCGATGGTACCGCCCGCCGAGATGTCGTTCGTGATGTTGTCGAGCTGGCGCGCCTCGGTCAGGGTGACCGAGTACTCCGACTCCGAAACGATCAGGTGAGGCTCCGCCGTCTTCGAGATCCAGTCGACCGCCACGGGCTCACCAGCGTCGCTGAGCGTGTAGCAGATCGACGCGAGGATGTCGGTGCCCGAGGTCAGCTGGTTGATCTGCAGGTTCTTGCCGTAGCCATCGAGGGGGTCGATGGACTCGACGAGGTGGATCGCGAGGGGGCTCCACGCGTTGACGTCGCTCGTGCCGACGATGGCCGTTGCGGCCTTGCTGGTCGGCGGGGTGATGGTAGCCACACCCGTCGCGTCCAGGACCTTGACGGCCTGGATCTGCGTCGAGCTGGCGCCCGTCACGATGTACGAACCGGCCGCGGCAGCGTTCGACGTCGCCATCGCCGAGGTCGTCGGGATGAACAGCGAGTCACCCGTCGATGGGAGGTTGTTGAACGCGATGCTGCGGTCGATCGTGACGTGGTTACCGACCGTGACCGTGATCGCGAGCGTACCGGTCGTGTTGGTGAGCACCGCGCGAGACACAGCGCCCGTAGTGTCGACGCCAGCGAGCGCGCCGATGGTGGCGGCCATCGTGGCGGGGCTGTCGAGCGCGGCGAGGGTGGCGGACAGAGCCGTACCGCCGTTCACGCGAACAGAGATGTTGGTGGACGAGGACGGGTGCGCGATGGCGAACTCGCCCGTGGTCGGGACCTCTTCCTCGGTGCGGGCCTCGATGAGGTACGAGATCAGGTTGCCGAGCTTGCCCCACGTGCGGTCTTCGAGCGTACCGTAGTCGGTGTCGTCGAACTTCGTGAGCGTCGCGTCGGCCTTGCTGCCCGCGTTCGTCTTCACGATGATGATGCCGGCAGGAGCACCCTGGATCTGGGGGTCGTTGGCGGGGACGGCGATGCCGTTGAACGCGTCGACGATGCGACCCGTGCCGTACTTGGCGCGGACCTCACCGATCTGGTTCGGGCCGAACAGGTTGTCCGCCAGGTCCTCTTCCTGCGTGAAGTCCGGACCCTGGTCCGCCTCACCGACGATCATGATGATGCCGGTCGTAGCGAGACCAGACGCCTGCTGGACCACGTTGATGGTCGAGCGAGCGCTGGGAATCTTCATCACGCCAGCTGGGGTTGCGAAACTCAGAGCCATTTTAAGCTATCTCCGTCGTTAGGAAAGATTGTGTCTTGTGGGGTTAGCGGGACTTCTTGCCGCGAGGATCAATCGAGAGCATCGTGCGGTTGTGATTCGACGAGTTCATGCCCTTGCACATACCGTTGTGCTCCGCCTTGCTGCACATGGCGCATTTGCCCATCTTGGAGAGGGCCATTTCACCCTTGCTCATGGGCTTGGGCTTCTTGTCGGAAGGGTGAAGAACTTTCGGCTCGGGGCCGAAGAGGGTGTCCATCTTGTCCCCCGTGTCGCGCACGTGGATCTTCGGTGCGACCGGCTTCTCGCTGCGTCGAAGCGGGAGAGCACCGTGGAAACGCTTGCTCGACGTCTGGCCCTGCTGCGAACGCTGAGGCGCAAGAGCACCGGCCATGTCGGGCTGAGGTCCGCGGAACTTCGCAATCAGGGCGTTCAGGAAGCCCACTCCGCCAGCTTTCTTGTCGGCAGCGAGGTTCGTGGCGTCGTGACGAGCGGCCTGAGGAGCGGCAACCGTGGCGCGGGCCTGAGCCGCGGGCGACTTGAGACGTGCGCTCATCGCGGCAGCAGGGCCTTTGCCCGCGGGGGCGTGCTGGGGCTGCGCGAGGTCTGACACGTCGACGTCGTAAGATTCCTGACCCGGTGCCGGCTTGACAGCACCGTGGAGCCCCGAGTTCCCACCCGGAGGCGGGAGCTTGCCGGGCTGCGTGGGAGCAACGCCCCTCATGCGACCGACCTCGGCGTTGCCAGCGGCCTTGAGCGCGTCCATTTTGGGAGGCGCGCCAGCAGCGGGAGCGAAGCGAGACTTTGCGGCAGGAGCAGGAGCGATCTTCTTCGCGTCACCACCGCCCTGACCAACAGGCTGCTTTCCGCCGACACCCTTGCCGGCCATCGCCTTGGGCTTCGACGCGCCCTTCGCCTTGGGCTTCGACGCGACCTCGTCCTTCTTGAGGATCTGGCCGCCCGAACCCGGAGCTGAAATCTTCGTGCCGGCCTTCGGCATCTTCGTGCCGGGCATCGACTTGTCGACGGCAGCCGGAGTCTGAGCGATCTCCTTCTCGGCCTTCGCGTTCGGGATCATGCCCGACACCGAGCGCTCTGGGTTGCCTACGCGACCCGCGGCGTGGATGCTGAACTTCTTCGGCATGACCAAGCTACCGCCAGGAGCGACCGGGCTGCGAGCGATCGACTTCGCACCGCCCAGCTCCGCGTTGACCTGGTGAATGGGAGTCGCCGGAGCGGGAGCCTTCGGAGCGAGCGCGGCAGCGCTCGAAGACGGCACGTGCTTCGAAAGCGCGCTCGTGTCGGCGAGGCCAGCGCCGTAGTCCTTCTTCATCGGCTTCTCGGCCTGCGCCATCGCGCCGCCACCGCCCATCTGGCCAAGGCCAGGTGTGGGAGGACTCTGGCCGCCCGAGCCGTAGCCCATCTGGGCATTCTTCTTCAGCGTCAGGCACTCACAAACGCCGTTCCGATCAGGTCCACCGCAGAGAGGGCAAAGCTCGTGCTTCGCCAGCCTCCCCTCCTTCGGCTGCAACTCGCGCATCTTGAGTTCCTGAACCTGACCCTCGAACTTCGTCAACGTCTCCTTGACAGTCACTGCGAGCTTCGCGATGACTTCCTGGGGCGTGTAGGTTTTTGTCTCGGCCACGGGTGTCTCCGGTTAGTGGGGGGAAGATTGAGGTGTCAAACGGAACAAAACCGCTTTACGATCCGTACTTATGAACCAGCTTCCGCAGCACCTCGGTGAGGTCCGCGGCGAACTTTCGCAGGGGCATGTCGTTGGGGGTCGCCTGGTGTTCCAGCGGCATCGTCCACTTGACGGGCGTATCGTGCATCTGATCCCCGAAGTGGAGACCTACGTACCCGACACCCGGCAGGTGCGTGTGAAAATCTTTGGGCTCCGTCTCGCCGAAATGGACCGACGGGAGTGAGCGGTGAGCCTTGCCTGCGTTCGGGCCATGCGTATAGAGCAGCTCGTGCTTACCATCCTGCGAGTAAACCACGGCCTCCTGACCGAACTTGCGGCCGAGGCGGTACATCTGCTCGCGAGTCGGGTTGTGAACGATGAAGCTCGACATGCGGTCACCAGCGTACGCACCGTGCGAGGGAGTGTGGTTCAGCCCCATGTTCTTCAGCTCCGCCTTCATGCCCTCGGTGCCGCCAGGCGCCGAGAGGTACTTGGGCTTCTCCGCCGAGACGATGCCGACGGTACCTCGCGAGAAGAGCGGGTGACCCTCCAACTGCGGAGGAGTGTTGGAGTACATGGCGTGGTCGTGGTTCTCGACCTCATCTTTTCGAAGTAGAAACATGTTAGATATCCAGCGGAATCACAGACCAGGGGTCGTCAGCGTGGGGAGTGCCACCATCTTCGTTCACCGACTCGTCCTCGCGGCCGGTAGTGTCGTCGCCGATGGCGGAAGCGATGAGACCGGTGCCGTCTTCCGCCTTCAGATTGACAACGCCGATCATCTCCTTGGTCGTCTTCGACCAGGACTGGCGAACGTACCCGGTGATGTTGATATAGCGCGAGTACACCAGCTCCATGTCGAACTCCTGGTTTCGACGGAAGTCGGTCGACGCGAGAACACTGCGCTCGAAGCCACGAGCCTCCAACAGGTCCTGCTTGTACTTCAGCAGCGCGAACTTCAAGATTGAGTGGAGCACGAGTAGGTTCATAGGCTCGTTCTGCACGTGGATGCCGATCTGGTACGACTCCCTGAACACGACACTCTCGATTGTCGTCACGTAGCGATCGGTCGTGCCCTTGATGACGGCATTCGTGAAGTCGTCACTCGTGTAGGGCGCGAGCGCGATCTCATTATCGCCCATGTTCTCCAAGATCGTGTACTCACGACCGGCGCGAGTCACGACCACCATCCCAGGCGCCACAACCGTGTCCCCCATGATGTCGTCGGGAAGGAGCATGATGCCCGACGTCGGCGAGTACGCCCTGGGCGAGAAAGGGTCCGTCAGCGCGGGCCAGTCACCTGCGGTGGGCTCCTGCGTGACGTAGTGGACGTCGCCGTGGGTCTGCTCCGCCTCGACCGAGTCCTGCAGCGAGATGGTGATGCACGGAACAGCTTCCTCGGCTGCGCGAAAGTTCATCACGACCGGGATGTGGGAGTTGATGAACCAGTCCTTCGCCATCTCGATCTGCTTCGCACCCAGCTGGTCCTTCGTGAGATCGTCCTCTTCGAGCGAGTGGAAGACCTGGTCGATGAGCCTCGGGTCGTTGTAGATGTTGTCGAGAGCTTGCAGGATTGCCGCGCGGATGATGACATCCGACTGCGCAATGCCTTTGATTTCCGTCTCGGCCACGATTCAAAGATTGTGCCCGCAATCTCAATAGTATGGGCGACCTCGACGAGATTCAGTTCACAGTCAAGACGTTCCACAAGGTGCTCGCCAGCGAGAAGAACCGGCTCGCCATCGGCATCAGGCTCCGGAACTACATCCACGAGGAAATCGAGGCCGGGAGAGAACCAGAGCACTACCGGATGGAGTGGCTGCACATCGGAATTCGCCACATCATCGCCGAGCTGGAGAAGATCGGCCGGGCTTTCAACGCCGCCAACCCTACGGACAAGTTCAGCACAGCCGACATGATCGACATCGCCCACTCGGCGACCCTGACACTGCGAAATCACATCGAGCGGGACACCGAAGACGACGAGGCCGCCGGCCGCTCCTAGCCCTCGTCCCTGATCGCCTTGTCGATGATGTCGGGGGCGATCTCCTTGGACCACATCTCGACAGCCTCTTCGGCTGCCTGCTCCAAGATGTTCGTGGGCGCGTTGCCGGGGTGCTCCCACTTCGCCTCAGAAGAGTGTCGGTCTGAGGCGATGCGGAAGGTAAGGATCGAGCGCTGGGTCTTCCCGTTCTTGCCCTTAGCCTGGTAGATGGTCACGCCCGTGAGGAATGGCGTGCCGGTGTTCCCCTGCATAACCTCGCCCGTGGGACCACGGCGCTGACCCGGGCCGGGGTCCCTCTTCTTGGGGGCGTTGGTGATGTTGAACGTGTGGAGGCGGCCCATGCGGTCATTCCCCTGGGCGTCCTTCTCGAATTTTCCGAACGGGATGCCGCGAGCCTTCAACTCCTTCTTGACGGCACCGACGAGGTCTTGCTGGGCTTGCGTCGAGGTGGCTGCGCCACCCGTACCCGGCCCCTTGTTGAACGGGATGACGACGTAGCGCGAGCCATCCTTCGCGCGCTTAGCTTTCTTGCTGCCCATCAAGTACGGGAGCATCTCCCAAGCCGGTTGCCCATCGTCAATCCAGCGCGCGCCCTTGCGGATGCCGACGAACCACGCGTCGTCGTCTACACGCTCGATGAACAACGCGTCGTTGTACATTTTGAGGCGTGAGTGCAGCTTCTGCGCAGCGATCTCCTGCGCCTTCGCCTTGATCATCGTGACGAGATCCTGCGCGGCCTCATCAGCGACCCTCTTCAGTGCCGGCGCAACTTCGAGCAGGTCGTTCAGCTCGGAGATGTCGACGTTGATGTTGAACATTTAGTTGGACGAGGGTTCGCGAGAGGAGACCGGGTGACTGTTCGCCCCATAGAGCGGGACGCCCGGGTCTTGGGCCTGGATCATGCCAGACTGAACCTGTTTCCAGCCAGCGGTGCCGTCAGAGTGCTTGACCTTGACCTTGCCGTCGACGAGGGCGCCCATCGGTAGCTTCAGGGCTCGCTTGTCCTCAGGAGAGCCAGCTGACGGAAGCTCCGCCGCAGCCATCTGCAGCTCGCCAGAGACGTCGCCCTTCGCCAAGCTGTAGTCCTTGAAGCAGCCCTTGCAGGTCTTGCTGCCGTCCTTGTGCGGGATGAACTCCTTGTGGCCGCACTTCGGGCACTCGTCGGACTCCGCGCTCATCTCCGATTTCATCGTAGGCGGCATCAGGTACTTTTCATCGACGGTCTGCGCAACCTCCTGGACGCGGCGGTGAGCGCGCTTGATGGCAGAGTCGAACGCCTGGGCCTGCTCGGGCGTGTTCTTGAAGTACGTGTGAAACGCCTGCCTCTCGCCTGGGTTGTTCAGGTAGTTGTGCAGCACGGCCAGCTTCTCCTCGTGGAGGTAGGGATGTGACGGGTGCATCGGCGAGCGCGCGCCCGTGAAGGTATCGACGGCCTTGCGATCCACATCCGGGATCGAGTGGTAGAGACCGCGAGCCAGAGTCTTACGCGCCTCAGGCCCGTATTTCTCCTGCACACGATTCATCATCATGTGGAAGTTCTCGTGCTCCTGCGTCGCCAGCGGTGCGTTGGGATGCTGGTGAATCATATTACTGAACTGACTCACGTGCGGACCCGACATGCCGTGCGCCTCCCTGAGGGAGTTGTCGAGCGAGTACGAAACGCGCGATCCCGGAACGGTACTCGTATATCCTGCTGCCGACTTACCAGCCTGCTCGGGCGTCATACGAGCAGCGGTGGGTTCCACGCGAGCAGCGTGGGCATTCATAGACGCCGTCTTCGTCTTCAGCTCCCCCTGAGTGCTGATAATCGGCGTCTCGCGACGGTTGTCGCCGAGACCCAGCTTGGGGAAGGTCGGCATACCTTGGGTCTTCTCCAGGGGCTCCTCAGCCTTGCCCAGAGCCTCCTTCATGTGCTGCGGCTCCTCGTCGGGCGTCGGGGCGCTCATGAACTGCTTCCCGAGCACGATAACACCCTGGACGAGACCGAGGATTGCCTTGTAGGCCTCCGGCGAGCGCTGCTGGATCTGCGCGATGAGCGGGAGGTTCTCACGGATCTTCTTCAGGGCGTCGGTGAGCTTCTTCTTGAGCTGGTCGTTGTCCGCCTTCGACGCGTCGGATGACTGCGCGTCCGTGACTGACTGACCCTGAGCCGCGTCGTGGAGCTGGCCCTCGAAGTCGGGACTCGAAGAGGACGAGCTGGACATCTGCGGGGCGGGTGCGCTCGGGTCGGAGGCACTTTCAGGCGCTCCAGCAGCCTGGGAGGGCTTCTGGTCGGTGAACCCTGGCTTGTGCTGGACCGAGAACCCCGCGTTCGGGCCGGTGAGCTTCTTAGTGTTGTGCGCGAGCACGAGGGAGACGTCCTCACCGCCTGCCGTCTGCGTCTTCGGCGCTGCGGTGCCGTTGGCGGCCTTCCCGAGGTACTCCTCGTGGAGCTTGTCCGTCTCCGTCTTCGTCGGGTTGGCGGCCTGGTCGTACTCGGGCTGCATCGACTTATCCCAGACGAGCGTATGGTTCCCACCGCGCAGCTTCGCGACCATCAGAGCCTGCGCGCTCTCGGAGAGCTTCATGCCGATACCCACGCTCACGGTCGCGCCCACGGTCTGAGCGTACTGGTCAGCGACCTGGGGGATACCGGCCAGCTTGGACGCATCAACAGAGATGCGACCCTCGTCGCCACCGATCTCGATGATCGAGCCGCCGTTGTTCACGGCGTAGTTGCGCCACAACTCGTTCCCGGCGTTGATGGCCTGGTCCACGCGGCGAACTTCGCCGACGTCGTTGCCCAAAACAGCGCGCCCGACCCTGCGGCCGATCTTGTCACCGTCCCAGCACACGTAAACGTCCATGATACCCTGAAGATTGCCGCTATCGGACGTAGTTGGGGCAGCTGAAGTTCGTGCACTCGACGGTGCGGAAGATGATCAGGGCTGGGTTCAGGCACCTGGGGCAGTCGTGGGGGTACCGGGGCGACCTGCTGGGCGAGCGCGTGTCCAGCAGGAACACGTCGATGGAGCAGAACGGACTGGACATGTCAAGGGCCCTCACCACTATGGTGAACACGTGACCACTGGGGTCGATCTCGTACTGGATGGGCGTCGTACCCGCCACCTCCACGAGGATCTGGGCCATGTCGTAGTAGTAGCCGACCACCCGCCCGAGCTTCTTGGCGCCCCCTTCGACCTCCTGGAACCATACGACCCGGCCGGCGAAGTATAACGCTTGATTCTTCGCGTAGTTCTTCTTGTCGAAGGAGATCACGTAAGGTAGATTACACTGGCGATCCGGAGTCGCCAGATTCGCTAAGAATGGGGCAAGGAGAGACCCATGCCCACGCCCATCATCATCGTTTCCGGCAAGGCCGGTTCTGGTAAGGACACCGCCGCAGCCCACATCGCCCAGACCTTCAACGGCGTCACCATCGCCCTGGCCGATCCCATGAAGCGCTTCGCCAAGGAACTCGTCGGGTTCACGACCGAACAGCTGTGGGGACCGAGCGCGGAGCGCAACAAGGTGATCCCAGCCTCAGAGCTGAAGGTGTTCAACCCGATGGACTCCTCTCACTACGGCCAGCGCGACCAGATTATGAGGGACTTCCTGCGTGACGTCGGCCTGCCCGATGGGGACCTTGGCCATCTGAGGACCTGGCTCAGGACATACGTCACGCAGGCCGTCGACCGCGACGGCGGCATCTCGGCCCGGACGGTCCTGCAGAGCCTCGGCACCGAGTGGGGCCGCCAGCAGTCTCCCTCGATGTGGATCAACTGCGCCCTGGGCCGCTGCCGCGCCCTCGTGGAGGGCGGGTACACCTACACGCGCGAGTTCGGCCTGAAGGCGACGCCCTCCGCTGCGTACGACTACGCAATCATCACGGACGGTCGCTTCCGGAACGAGATCTTGGGCGTGCGCTTCGCAGACGGGGCAGCGTTCCGTATCGACCGCCCCAACCAGGAGGAGATGAGGGCAGGGATCGCTGGGCACCGCAGCGAGAAAGAGCTTGACGGCATCCCGGATCACTTCTATACTGACACCATCATGAACGACTCGACGATCGACGACCTGTACAGCCGCGTGGAAGACGCGATGGCTGTCCAGTTCGGGGACGTCCGCGAGTGACACGCAAGGTCGTGCTTTACGGCCGTCTCATCGTCACCATTACAACGCTGGCCGTCCTTGCCGCGATACTGTTTGGCGGCTGCGCCCACAAGTACCCGTGCCAACCGCCCGAAGAGCGGGCCGCGAAGTTCGGCACCGTCCTGGAGTGCAACGACGACGAAGAGCGCGTTAGGTGCCTGATCTCGACCCCAAGCGGAGACATCACTCGTTTCTTCAAGGTGTGCAAATGAAGACCTTCCCGACCCTCTACCAGAAGACCAACACGGGCGCCATCCAACAGTGGACCATCTCTGTCGAGGCGATGCCACAAGCTTTCGGTGGTATCACCGCGGGGCGGATCAACACCCTTCACGGCCAGGTCGGAGGCAAGCTTCAATTCACTCATGATGTAGTCTCGGAGGGAAAAAACCCTGGCAAGGCGAACGAGACCTCCGCATACGAGCAGGCCGAGAAAGAAGCCGCCGCGAAATGGACCAAGCAGAAGAAGAAGGGCTACGTCGAGAGCCTGGCCGACGCCGAGGCTGGCAAGGTGGACGAGTCCATCATCAAGGGTGGGATCGAGCCGATGTTGGCTCCGAGCGATATCTATCCCCACTACAAGAAGGACCTGGTCTTCCCGGTATTCACCCAACCCAAGCTGGACGGCAACCGCTGCATCAGCAAGGACGGGGCACTCTGGACCCGCACGCGCAAGACCATCGGGTCGATGCCCCACATCGTGGCGGCCGTACGCGAGGCGTTCGGCGACAAGGCCCTGGTACTCGACGGCGAGATGTACAACCACAACTACCGCGACAACTTCGAGGACCTGATGTCCCTGATGCGCCCACCCGCACCAGTGCCCGGTCACGAGGTCGTGGAGTACTGGATCTACGACCTTCCGTCGAACAGGGGTCCATTCTCAGAGCGCTGGGGCGAGCTGGTGGAGTTGTTCGAGAAGGTCGACCACGCCAGCCCACTGAAACTCGTCCCCACGCGCATCGCGGTCGACGACACGGAGATCTGGAAGCACCACGAGGACAACCTCGCGGACGAGTTCGAGGGGACCATGGTCCGCAACGACGGTCCCTACGAGGAGGGGCGACGCTCGCGGCACCTGCAGAAGCTGAAGACCTGGAAGGACGGCGAGTACGTCATCATCGGGTTCTCGGACGGGCGCGGCAAGGACACCGGCACGGTCGCCAAGTTCATCTGCGCCATGCCAGGCGTGAATGTGGCGGACTGCGACAAGATCGTCGAGAACATCCTGGCCGGCAGGAATGACCCCCGCGGGTTCGGTGCGCGCCTGAAGGCGAGCTACGACTACCGACGCAAGTTGTTCGCGAAGAAAGACTTCATCGGCAAGGATTTGACTGTCAAGTACCAGAACCTGACCGCGGACGGCAAGCCCCGTTTTCCCATCGGGAAAGGTATCCGGGACTACGAGTAGAACTTGACTTCCGGGATCCCCGGGAGCAAGATGGTGGGTAGGAGGCTCTGCCCATGAACCCACTCGTGATACTCGCGTGTCTAGTTCAGACGGCTGAAGTAGGTCCGCAGCTCGACGCCCGGTGCAACACGCCGTACGTGCGTGAGCTAACCACCGCGTTCACCTACTGGGCGAAGCGCTATGGAATTCCAGCCTCCATCGAGGCCGCGAAGTGCTACCACGAGTCGCAATTCAGGAAGCACGCGCGTGGGACCCACGGTGAGATCGGCATCTGTCAGCCGAAACCCCACGGGGCCATCCAGGGGCGCGACCTGAGGCTCACCAGGCGACAGCTGGAGGACGTCAACACGAACATCCGGATCAGCACCGAATACCTGGCGACGTTCGTCCAGCAGTGCGAGCACCCGAGCGGGTGGCTCACGAAGTACAACCGGCCGGCGCGGGGCTGCCGCCCTAGTCGGTACAGCCTTGGAGTGCTGGCGGACCTACGGGCTGCGCGACGTATCCGTCTGCGCCAACCTTCGTCACCGTATATGGGGTCGCCGGATTCCTCACCAGCTCCGTCGTCACAGTCCAGTACGGTTGACTGGCGGATGCCTGACCGCACTTCCGACAAGCAGGAGGAGACACGCTCATCCATACCTCAGGGTACTCGTGCGCTCCTCCCTGCGGGCAGACGTCGAGGATCTGAAACGTCGGCACAAACACCGGAGGGTTCGGCAGAGACAGAGGACTCGTTAGCTGCACCGTTTCAAGAGCCTTGACAAACGCTGCACATTCCTCGGGCGTCCCCTCCACCTCGATATCCTGGAACAACCGCTTCAGCCTGAGCTTCACTAGACAGCCTTTGCTTCGAGCTGCTTGTCGCGGATGTCCTGCGCGTCGCGCTTGACGTCGGGCTCCAGCGAGCCGCGCGACTTCGGCTTCTCGTTGTCACCAAGCTCCGGCATCGAGTACATGTCGGCCTTGTGGGCCTTGAACTTCGCGATGTCGTCCGACGGCGTCTTCTTTGCGCGGTCAGCGACCTCGTCGGGCGGCGTGACCAGGTCCTTGTGGCCAAGCTGGTGCAGCGCGAACGCGTACATGGTCGCGTGCTTCTTCGCGTCTTCGAGCTTGCCCGCGGCGTGCGCCACTCGCATGCCAAGCAGGTGATGTGCGGCGGCCGTGATGACCTGGTCGCGACGGTAGTCCTCGTGCGCCTTCGCCTCAGCCTCGTGACGGGGCATGCGGTGGTGGTGCTCGTTGATCGCGGCGCGCATCTCCAGGTCGTCGGCGTGCTCGGGCTCGGTCATGGGGTACTTCCCCTGCCACTTGGGGGCGTCTACGTGTCCAGCACTCATTTAGCGCCTCCCGAACGCTTCGAGCAGCGTCAGAGTAGTCTCGCGATCCCAGCCATCGCCGAGACGGATCTCCACGTGGTCGTGGTCGTGGCCGATCACAGTGACTGACTTCGCGAGAGCGCGGAAGCACATGCACCCGACGAACGAGCCGCGGTGGAACTGCGGCTGCGAGCAAACAGTGCAGCGAGCGTTGGACTCGGAGCGCGTGAGCTTCATCGTGTTGCCGCCCATTGCTGGCTTCGGCGGCTTCGCGGAGCCCGGCGCCTGCTTAGGCTGCTGCGGAGTCGTGTGCTGCGGGGCGGAGGCGGTTGGGGCTGCGGGAGCCGCTGGGGCGACAGGGCCGGCAGTCTTGCCAGTGCCGCCAGCCATGCTGGTCGCCTTCTTCTCCAACTGTTTGGACTTGTCGTTCTTGCACTTCAGAACAATACCAGCGACGAGGCGGTCGTAGTGCCTACTCTTGGTACCACCACACTCAAGACACTTGGTGGAAGCTGGCTTCTCATCCTTGTGGATCTCACCCTTCGAGTGCTCGTCGTTCTGGTAGATCTCCTGACGAGAATACTCGCCACCGACGTCACCAGGACTCGACTCCTCGCGCCCGAGGATCTCCCTCTTCGAGAGCTGCGAGACGAGGTGAACCTTCGCCATCAGGTCGATGGACTTGCCGAGCCTCGTGAGTTCTGCGTTGCGAGCATTGCCGAACGACAGGGAATCCAGCTCCATCACGCTCGCGAGAGCACCCGCGACGTGAAAGATCGTGGCCTGCTGAAACTGGTAGTCACCGAGATTCCCAGAGAAGCCGTCCTCGCTCTTCGTGAACTTGATCGCGAAATCCGCGCCTGGGACCACGCCTTCAAACTCTGGGTTTGCCTCTAGCCACGCCAGGATCGTGCGCGGCACGACCATCTGCGCTAGGTACTCTGAGCGTGCAGCCGCTTTCGCGAGGGCGAGAGCGCCGTCAGGACCGAGTACCTCGATCAGGAACTGTGCGCGATTAAAAGACATCTACACCCTCAAAGATTACCGCGGTCCAAACGAACTTTGGCGCGGCCCCTTAACGGTACGTGGCTCCGAAGACATCGGGTCATCCGGATCCTTGTCGACCTTCTCGAAAATATACTCGCGCTGCATCTGCCACTGCTGGGGAAACCGTCTCACGACGCGACCGTCGACGGTGTCGACGCCAGCAACGCGAACCTGGTGCATCAACTGCTTCACGTACCAGTACGGGCGATACGTGTAGCGGATGGCGTAGATCATCCCCTTCTCGGTTTCGAGATTGTACGGGAGCGGGTTCGCCCACACGACCTGACCGGCTTCGACCGACACCTCGCCAGGATTGTGGTGCTTGCCGTTCGAGTCGATGATGTCGATGACCTCGACGACCGGGTGGTCGAGGCGATCGTGGCCCGTCGTGTGCGCCTCGACGAGCTGTGAGTGCGTCACAGTGACATTCTCCTGTTCGAGATAGAAGCGATCGAACGGGAGGACGTCGACTACGACGTCAGACTCGTCGTACGTGAACGGTGCAGTGACCTGCACCGTGCTGCCGTCCATCAAGCCCGTGTCGTACTGGTCCTGCTTGTTGTTGTTGCTGATGAACAAGCACGTGATCTCGCCGGCACGCGTGTAGATGTGCCCGTTCGAGCACCCAGAGTGGTCGTGGTCGGTCCGGCGCACATCATACTTGTCCGTGAGGCCGACGGGGCACCTCATCGCGCGCATGTGGACCAGCTTGACCCCCTGCGAGCGAATCGCGACGTCGAAAGCGTCAGGGTCGAAGCTGACAGTTGTGAGGGTCGTCTTGAGATCGACGTTGCCCTCTGCCTGCCTCCCCGCCATGGGTTACTTCCGGGGGTTGAGCGCGCAGAGCTGACCCAGCATCGCCTCGTACTGAGGAACCAGGTGCTGGAAGTGCTCGGGAGCTACGTCGTCGGCTTTCGACAGCTCCGTGAAGAGGATGTTGGGCTGGCGCTTCTTGGCCATGAACCGGGCGACCGCGCGGTGAGGTCCGACCCCCAGGTAGTCGATCTTGGGGCCGTGGGTGGTCAGCACCAGGTGCAGACCGCCCTTGAGACCAAGCTCGATGACGGGGCGACCGTCCAGGGTCCCGATGTCCTTCTTGTAGTCAATTTCTTGAGGGCGGATCTGCATCTTACCTAAAAGATTACCGTTGACACGGGTGGGGGATCATGCTACCTTACAAGAATGGAATCCACAACAGAACCAATCCACGTCCACAGCGGGAAGTGGGTGTACGACGACGGAGGCCGCAAGGCAGCCGGCTACGATGGCTCGACCGGGGACTGCGTGACGAGGGCCATCGCCATCGCCACAGGGCTCCCTTACCAGACCGTCTATGACGGCATCAACCAGCACGCCCAGAAAGAGCGTCCCGGCTCCAAGCGCAGGAGGGGTCGCCGCAGCAACGCCCGAACCGGCGTGTTCAAGGTCACCAAGAACCGCTACCTGGAGAGCCTAGGGTGGGTATGGACCCCCACCATGAAAATCGGCTCTGGCTGCAAGGTCCACCTGCGCTCGCACGAACTGCCGAAGGGCCGACTGGTGGTGTCCCTGTCGAAACACTCGTCCGCCGTCATCGACGGGGTCGTCCACGACACCTACGACCCCTCTCGCGGGGGCACCAGGTGCGTCTACGGGTACTGGAGGGCGCCATGAATATGGAGTACGACCTCTACCTTCGGGTAGTGTCGATGGGCGCCCCGAGCGCCAAGGCATTCATCGGAGAACAGCGCGAGCCCGTGGACCTGGGCCCCGCCGACCCCGAGCGCTACAAGCCGGGGGCTCGGGTCTGGGGATTCACGTCGCGCGAGGAGACCGCGGCCGAGAAAGCGCACCGCATCTGGACGGTTGCGCAAGGAGGACATGTATGACCTTCGCGGAAGAGGCGGAGCGGGCCGGGCGGGAGCTTCTGAAGGAGCCCCTGCCACCACTGGAGCCCGTCAAGAAGACCATCCGGTTCCGCGCGCGGGTACCGGCTCGGTTGGGCAAGGGCGGCAAGCCCCGCGACGCCATCGTCACCATCGACAAGGCCCTCACAATGCGCATCCGCCCCTTCCGTGGTAGAAAGACCTACGAGATGTCGATGGAGCAGGTCGTGTCGTGGCTAATGCAGAAGCTCGTCGTGGGCGACAAGGGAAAACCACGTCGGAGGCGCCTGTGATACCACGGGCACGTCGCTGGATCCACTTCCAGCAGACGTACGTCCTGCTGGAACTGTGGGAGGACGACTTCATCCCGGAGTGGCAGCCGGTCGGCTACGTCATGCTCCGAAAGGTCTACGAAGTCCACAATCCCATGTGGAACGTCTTCTGGACCGAGGATTCCCGGTACCTGACTGGCCAGCACGGCCTGCTTCGGGTCGCGAAGCTGGCGCTGGAGCAGACGCTGGACGCGAAGCGCGGCTACCTGCGCCCGATCAACGAACCCGCTTGACTTCGCAGCTGCCGTCGTCCTGAGTGAGGAGTAGGCGAGACACCGTGCGCGCGGGCACGTCGACGCGGAAGAAGTTGTTCTCGCAGTCGACGTCGAACGCGACCTCCCGGTAGAGCGGGTTCTTGAAGACCAGCACGTGGTGTGTCTCCCAGAAGACGTTTCGCGGGTTGTGCGAGTTCACGTGTCGATACGGCTCGTCCACGACGGTAGGCGTGAGAGAGTCCGGACCCGTGTAGGCTTCGGTGGTGGCGCAGCTGGTGAGAGCGAGCGCGAGGACAAAGGCGAGAAGGAACTTCATACCCAATTTCTAGCGAATCTCTAGGTCGTGACCCAAAGTTTATTGATCGCCAGGTCGGCTGGCTCGCTGGCGACGGCTACCTGGAGCTTGCCCAGGCGGGTGAGCGTGGGCTCGGGGTTGATACCGTAGCGCTTGCAGATCTCGGTGAGCTTGTCAGCCTTGATGGAGTCGATCCAGGCCGTGAGCTTGACCGCGACCTCCTCGTGCACGCGGGGGAGGCCCTTCAGCTTCTGGTCGGCCGGCAGCTGGTTGAACGAGCCTTCGAGGTGCCACGCGCGCAGGTAGTACGGCACGAACGAGTTCTGGTCGTGCGCGGGGTCGAACAAATAACCCGCGAACGCGGAGCCGTGGTCAATCAGCCGCACATCGTGCTTCGGGTTTACCATCACGTTCTGACCGTGACGGTCCGGGTTGCCGAGCACGTAGTCGATCACCGCCCATTGGTGGAGCGTCCCGTCGTGCAGCATCGGGTGCAGAATCCGGCGAGAGATGCCGTGGTCATCGTGCTCACGCTTGTCGAGCGTCTTGTAGTTGAGCGGGAGCAGGGCGAGAGCGGCGAACGGCTGCCCGTCGAGCAGTAGCAGCTCCGCGCGCGGGAACCACTTCTCAATCCCCCACTCCTTCGCGACGTAGTAGAATGCAGCCTCGCGTGCGTTGGGGTTGGAGGGGTCCTGCTTCGAGCCCGCGGCTCCGCCAGCGCCACCACTACCCGACTTGAGCAGCCAGGTTGTGTGCGTCTCGTCGTCGTAAGCGAGCATTGACCCGACTGAGTGCTTCCCACCGAGCGCGACTGGGAACACGAAGTTGTCCTTGACGGCGCGCTCGATCGCGTCACCGACGTCCTTACCCTCGGGGTGTGCGGTGACCGCGTTCGCAACGGGGACGGAGCCGTCCAGCGCGCTCTTCTTCACGTCGCGGACGTCCATGACGGCGCGGAGCGCAGCCAGGTTGTCGTCGGTGCAGGGCAGACCGTACGCTAGGAGCGCAGCTCGCTCCATGTCGCCGTCCTCGTGGTAGAGAGCCTGGCGCTGGTCTTCGTCGGTGAGGTCCTGACCCATCGCCAAGAACTTAGCCGCCTTAAACGCAGGATTGTTCGTCTCGTCGAACCCGAGCTGCGTCGAGACCACCGGGTGTTGCGCGAGCGCCTTGGCGTTCTCGTCGATCGACTTCGCGAACGTCTCCTCGGCGTGCTTCACCAGCAGCGCGAGGTGCTCGTTGCCGAAGTGCGGGCTCTCCATGGCCTTGGATAGCATGGCGGGGTCGCCCGAGGCGACCACAGCTCCGACCACATCAGTGCCCGCGTGCGGCGAGCCCACGATGTACTGCAGGGCCTGCGGCTGAAGGTGCTTCTGAGCTTCGTCGGCCAGCTCCTTTGTGCCGGACGGACCGGACAGAAGCGCGCCGAGCAGACGCGGGGCGGCCGACGTGGGTGACGCGATCGAGCGAGTCAAAAGGTACCTACCCACCTCGTCACCGACGGTGTTGTTGCTCAGCGCATGGAGCGCGATAGTGACCTCGTACTCATCGCCGCGGTCCGCTGCGCGGTGGACGATCCTAGCGAGCGAACTCTTGAGCACGTTCTTGTGCGCCGCCGCGCCCTTGGCGAACTCGGACGACTCCGGCGTGCGGACCATGAACCCCAAATCCAGGGCATGGTCGAGGATGTCGGCTGGGGCGTTCGGGTGGGCGACGGCCTGGAGACGCAACGCTGAGTCGACCTGACCGCTGTCGAGGTAGATCTTGCGCAAGATAGCGTCGGTCGTAGGCGTACCACGGTAGGTGAGCATCCCGACAGCCCACACGTACTCGTCGTGACCTGCAGTCCGAGCGGAGTTGAGGTACGCAGTCAGGTGGTAGGGCTTCACCCTGCCCCCACGCTGGAGAAACGTATTCTTCTGCTTGGCGGGAAACGCTCCGGTCTTATCCTGCGTCGCCTCCATGAGGTGTAGGCCCTGCAGCGGACCGAACTTGGCGTGGTCGATCGCGGCCGAGTACACCTTCGGGTCCGCGTCGAGCGCAGCGGCGTCAAGGTGCGACGGTTGGAGCGAGTCGAGCTTGAGCGCCATCGTGCGCTCAGCGACGTTGGGGTGGTCGAGTAGGCGGTAGACCTCGTCCTCGGCCTTCGCCATGTGCGCCTCGCGGATTTCTGGTGGCATCTCGTCAGGAATCAGCTCCACGGCGTCCATCTGGCCGCCACCTTCGGAGCGAACAGCGTGGACCTTGTGGTTCCCGTCGAGGACGCGATACCCAGAGCCAGTCTTCTCAACGACGATGGCCGGGAGGTGCTCGCCCGCGCGAAAGATGCGGCGATAGAGGTCGTGACGGTCGTGGTTGGACAACGGCAGCGTGGTCGTCAGCTGCTCGGTCCCGACCTTGAGCGGTCGCACGTCCATCTTGTAGGTCTTGCGGACCTCGTTCAGGTGGTTCTCGTCGTACGCAGGACGGTCCGGGTGCATCTCCGACGGGATGTGGATCTCATTCCCGTCCGAGTGCCACACGCGCTGCCCCATCTCCTCTGCCTTCTGCAGGTCGAAGAGCTGAGTAACGAGGTTGTCGTCGTCCTGGGGACCGTGTAGGTTGTTGAACACCTTCGGCGGAAGACCTTCCTCGACGTCGATGAACTCCCACTTGCTGACCTCGTGATCGGGGTCGTTCTTGCCGTGCGGCTCGCCCGTGACGAACGCACTGAAGCAGTGAAGCTCGACACCGGTCTTTGTCACGAAGTGCCTCAGGAAGGACAGGCTCTGCGCGTGCAGACCCGTCTCCTCGTACAGCTCGCGGAGAGCGCCCGCGGACGGGTCCTCCCCGCTTTCGATGTGGCCACCCGGCAGGGTGTACCGCTCATTGTCGTTTCGCTTGCCGACGAGGAGCTGGCCCTTGCCATTGTAGGCCGTGATGAGGGCTACCTGCGGCATGAGCTTACACGTTGTTCGAGAAGAACTTCAGGTGATACAGATTTTTCAGCTTGCCGATCAGGGTCGCGCGCTTGGCAGCGAGGTCCTTGAGGCGGGGCGTGAAAATCTCTGGGCCGGGAGTCGACACAGACTGCGACATGCCGTCGATGCCGAGTGACGAGCCGTTCGAGCGACCGTAGGTGCTCGCCAGCTGCGACAGTACCTCCATCGCGGCGATGCAGCCAATGAGGTCGTTGACGACCTTGGGAATCTGCCCGTCGGGGAAGCCGGCCGTGTAGTCGGCCCTCCAGAACGAGGCGACCCACTGCGACTTGCCCTGGAAGATCGAGAGCAGCAGGGCGCCGCCCGCGGTCGTCGGGATAGCAGTGACGTTACCCGACGTGAGCGCGATGGTCAGCGGGATGATGTTGAGCTGGCCCCACTGCAGGTTGCCGGTCTCGATCCAGTCGTTCGGCACCTCGTAGATGGTGTCGTTGTTCGAGAGATTGACAGTCATCCGCTCGATGCTCGCGATCGGACGTTTCTGAAGAATACAGTAACCGAACGAGTCGTACTCCTGGCGGTCCCAGGGCTTCTTCTCGCTGAACTTCGTCGGGAAGATAGTGAGACCAGTCTCCAGCTCAGCGAGGCCGACCGCTGTATCGATGTACTCTTTCAGGTCGTCGTCGGTGAGGCGGTCGTTACGGCCCGTGATGGGGTCCTTCATGCCGGAGACAAGCGGGATGCCGAAAAGGTGCTGACGCTTCAGCTGAATCGGAGTAATCAGCGGCTCAGTGCGCAGCCACGGAGACTCGCCACCCCCAATTGGGAAGACGTCGCCTACTACTGGCTTGCTGTCGGTGTAATCAGCCATTTTACTCGTCTTGAAGTTCGGGGTGGATCATCAACGTGAGGGTCTGTGCGAGCTGGGCGGCTTCGGAGACGACCTGCCACTGAACTTGGTCATAGTCGACGAAGAAGAACGCCTTCATGTCCTCGTGGAGGTTCATGAGCATCTGGCGCATCGCCTCGTCGTTCTTGTCTACTGCCTTGTCCGTCTCCATTTACTTCACGCGGACCAGAACACCCTTGGCGTTCTTGAAGTGAAGCGTGCGCGAGGGCTCCTCCAGCGTAGCCTCCATGGTCACAGTGCCAGAGAGCGGGTCGCTCGGGAGGAGCGTGATGTACCAGATCGATGCGTCCAGCGTGGGGTATGCCTGAGTGCAGACCCTGATCACCTTCTTCGCGTCATCGATGTTCTTGAGCAGCACCGTCAGCGTGGAGCTTGCAGGAGGACAATAACGACGGCCAGCAGGGAAGAACCCCTGGTCGGAGCGATCCAAACCGGACTCGACCAGCTGGATGTAGATGGTTGCGTCGTCGCCCTGGTAGATCTCGGCCTGGGCGGCGTACTCGAAGGAGTTGACGCCGGAGACGTCAGCGAGGAAACGACAGCTAAGGGGCATGCAGGTAAGATTGCCGCCCAAAACCGACACTTACCAGCTGCGACGGCCTCGTCTTAAGTATGAAATGCCTGCCTCCAAGCGGTCCGGGTCGTCATTCAGCTTGCCCAGAGCCTGGTTGCAGTTATGGCAGAGAAGCCCGCGAAAACACCTCCCACACGACCGAGACGACCCCGTAAGCGGGCAGCAAGTGTGGTCGTGGTCGACGCACAGTGACTGGCCCTTCCGGGGAGGGAGCTTACATATCGCGCACACACCGCCCTGCTCGTCCAAGACCAGCTGATGCTGTTCCTTCGTCAGTCCATGCCGTTCAAACTGACCGTGAGCCTGCTTCCAGGCTGCGGAAGTGGCCAGCCCCTTCGAAGACGTCCTATACCTATCGACCTGCGCCCGAACCTTCTCCCGGTTCTTCTGGTAATACGCCTTAGCGTATCGACGTCGCTCTTCAGGATCCGAAAGTGGCACGTTTTAGGCCTTGGCGACGGGAGTTTTTAGCAACATCGCCGACAACTCAACGTCGTCGTCAGAGATATCAGTGATGGTGGGGTCCAGCCAGGCTGCAACGGCGTGTGCCTTGCGCTTGAACTTGGGGTCCGCCTCCATCTGGGCGGGCATCCCGTGCTCGACGTAGTCCTCGCTCAGCTCGCAGATCAGGCTGACCGCGTCCTCGCGCCGACCTAGCAAGATCCAGCGAGCTGCAAGGTCGACGAGCGCCTTGTAGTAGTCGTACCCGTGGATCTCACCGGATTTCAGCATCGTGCGGAGAGCGACGTGAATCTTGTCCAGCGTCGCTGGATCGTCGAGCCTAAGTTCGCTCTTCGGGCTTTCGTCGGTAGGTTTCTTCCCAGTGAGCTTCCGCCTCATGGTCGCGATCCTCCATCTCAGTTCCGAGAAGCCGATCTAGCTCCCCTTGGAAAGAGATTGGGTCCGCACCAGCCTCGATCGCTTTCGCTATCTCGTCTAGGCGTTTCGCAAGTGCGTCCGCCTCAGCGTCGGGGCTCACGAATCTGGCCCCTTCCACCAGCCAAACCTCCGCTCCTCCTCGGTGGCCCTAGAATTGTCGTGATATGGGTTCATCTGCTGGGAGTCACAGTCGAGACAGGTGTACGGAGTTACCTGCTGAAAGCCAACGCCAATATCCACGTACTCAGCGTCAACTCGGGTGCTGTCACAGAAGGGGCAAGTGGTCATCTGGTTACCTTGGTGAAGTTCGTGTCCACCGTCTCGCGGAACTGGAGCCAGCCTCGGAGATTCCCAGACCAAACCCTCTCCGTCGCTACTGGGTGACCAGTCCACTGATTGTCACCCGTGGGAGGTACGACTCCAAAGAACGGCAGCGCCTGAGCGACGTGCTCGAAGGGGCTCCAGTGCCCCGACTGCATCAGCTTATTGGCGAGAGATACGTCCTCGCTCCAGTCGCGACGACCGTCGTGGGTAAGGTACGACACGCGAGCGCAGCGGCCCGCGGAGACCAAGCAATCGGTCCTCGGGTTGAGGTGCACCACATCGTGATGGTCAATCAGCGGCAAGTGCCACTCACCTGCATGAAGGCGGCGCGGCCTGTTCGCGAGGTACTGACGCTGCATCTCCTGCGCGACCCACCCGATCTCGGGCTGCGCGTCGGGGTGACAGCGAAGCTTGAACCAATTGTCCAACTCCGTGGCCGTCATGATGACCGTGATGAACATCCACGGCTCCAGGACGCGGTTCGCGATCTGCTTGTGGAACCCGAGAACGCCGAGCAGCCACGCCACCAGCAGAGCGCCCCAGCGAGCGGACAGCCACAGCCGGCGCACGAGCGCCAGGCGCCAACCGGTCAGCTCCTCACGCGCCTGCATGCCGGCCTGGTTCTTACCCCACCACACGGGCATGGCCGGGTCCTTCCGGATCTGGCGCATGAGCTTCTTCGTCGGGATGGCGCGCGAGCTGGCACTGTTCCGCGAGAACAGTCGGTGGGTCATCAGCTCCGCGTGGACGAAGCGCGGGTAGGTCAGCTCCCAGGTCGTGAGGCGGACACCGTTGGGGCCGACGCTGTCAGCCAGGATCTTTACTCTGTAGGCCATGGACCAGTCTTTCAAGTTTGTTGAGCCACTCGACGGTCTCGCACACGTCGCACAGACCACGACGGAAACGAAAACCGGTACGCTCTGAACAGAGCTGACATACTAGACCGTTGAGCACCCAGTCCAGAAAGAAACGCCAGTCGCTCACTGCTTGCCCTCCGGAGTCTTGCCAACGGGCACTCCGAGCCCCGTCTTCTCGGCCGCGTCCATGGCCGCAAGGTCGGCGGCAGCGGTCTTGTAATGCATCTCGAATAGCGTCTTCATCTCCTCGTAGGAGACGTCAGAAAGGGTTGCCGCGTAGCTGGCCGCCATGGTCAGGCACGCCACCATGAGCGTCGGATCGTCGCCCACGAGCTTGTTCACCCCCATGGAGAGGAGGAACGCCTGCTTCTGGACGTTCCGGAGCTGTTCGGGCGTGTAACCCATACCCTATTTCTAGCGAATCGGGTGGCCCCGCCACGCGGCGTTCTTACACTCCGAGCCATCCGGGGCCCCAGATACACGAAAGGCCCGCCAGATCGCTCTGTACGGGCCTTTCGTGCTACGCCCCGAGGGGCGCCGTCCTTACGACAGGTTGTCGACGAGGACGTTCTTGCGGGGCTGCATGACCGCGAGCGAGCAGAAGCGGAAGTGCGCCTCGGGCTGGCTGAGGTCCGTGACCGCGAGCTTCAGACGGCTGTAGGGAGCAAGCTCCTTCATCGCCATCGTGTCGCCCTGGATGAGGAACCCAGTGACGAAGCCCGGGATCTTGTTCCCGAGGTCCGTGAAGGTGACCGCGGAGGCGCCGTTGGCGACCACGCGACCGATGAACTTCTCCGTGCCCTGCGCGCCGCCTGCCAGCGTGCGGTACACATTGAAGTAGCGGGTCGTGCTCACCGGGGTGATGTCGAAGTGAACGTCATCACCGTCCGTGCTGATCGTGCCCGTCACGTAGGCCGAGCGCGGCGACTCGCCGATCTCGTTCACGGCGCAGGCCTTGTAGAAGTAGACCTCGCCCGCGAGGAACGGCGTGCCGTTCGCGGTGTAGGCCGCAGCGCCGACCGTGGGGGCCGTGGGACCCGTGGCGCGGGGCGCCTGGGGCTTGGCCTTGCCACGAAGGAACATCGAGCCTTCGACATCGACCGTGCCGCCGCTGACCCACTGCTTGCGCAGATCGCCACCGGTCGCGCCCTGGGGCGAACCAGCGAGGATGATCTTCTCCTTGCCGAAGACGATCTTGTTGTAGGCCGAGAGGACGACCGGATCGACGACGAGCTTGTCGGCCTTGCCGAAGCCCAACGACGAGCGGAGGCTCGCGTCCTCGACCGTGTCCTGCGTCAGAGGACCACCGCCCGAGATGACGACCGTGTCGTCCGAGCCGTACTCGCCGAACATCAGGTCGTGCGCCGCGCGCTGACCGTCCGACTGACGAATCTGCAGGTCGAGACCGTGCATGTTCGGCATGGAGGCCGTCGCGAGGGGGTTGCCGTCGAACTCACCAGCGTTCGAGAAGTCCGCGAGACCGCGGAAGCAATCGAACTCGATGTCGCCCGAGACCTTCTTCGCCGCGTCTTCCGCAGCGCGATCCTCGGCCTTCGTGCCGTCGAACGTCGCCACCATGTTCGCCTGCACCGTCACGCGACGCGTGTGGGCGTAGAAGCACATGGGGACCACGACACGGACGACGTCCGAAGTCTCTTCTTGACCAATGCCACCTTCCAGCACGGCCGATCCACCGAACTGCCCGTAGGACAGCTGACGGTTGAACTGCGCGAGCATGGACTTGCACGTCTCGACCTTCAGCAGCTTCTGCAGCTTGATGTGGGACTCATCCCAGGTCACGACCTGCATGACATTGCTCAGGTCCTCGGTCTGAAGCGCCGCGCCCTGAGTCAGCGTCGACGGTGCCGCGTTGTAACCCCCGGCTTCGAGGGCCTTCACAAGGCTCTGGAGTTCTGCGATAACGGACATGTGATTCTCCTATGTTCTTTCGATCTATTCGGGACAGGGGTTACTTGAGCAGGTGGGCGACGGCGTCGGCCTTCACCTTGCCCGTGTCGAAGTTGATCACGAGATCCTTCTCCGACTTGGACAGGTTGCCTGCCTTGATCTTCTCGCTCAGCTTCGCGCGAATCTGCTCGCGCGACAGGGTGGTCACGTCGACCGTCTCCGACTTGGGGAGGTCGGCGGCGAAGGCGATCGACTTGCGCATGGGCGACTCGACGATCAGCTTGACGGCCTTGACGATGGGACCGATGGCGCCCTCGACAGCGGCATCCACCGCAGCCTGAAACGCCTCGCTCTTGTGGAGCGGGTTCTCACCATTGGGGGGACCCGGGTTGGCCAGTTTGTCGCCAGACGGGATCTCCGCCTTCAGTGTGGGGCCAGTCTCGTCTGGCGGAGGCGGAGCCGAAGCAGCCGGGGGCGCTGCAGCGGGAGGCGGAGCCGAAGCCGCTGCGGGCGGGGGAGCCGCCGCAGCCGCCGAAGCGTCCGCACCAGGCGCCGGAGGCGCCGAACCGTCATCCGCACCCGCTGCGCCGAGGACCTGAACCAGGGCCTCCTTGCAAGCGAGGTAGTGGGCCTTCAGATCTTCCGGCGGAAGCTGGGCGTACTCCGCCATCAGCTGCTGCGGGTCGATCGGACCGGCTTCCGCGGCGGGGTCGGCCGGAGCCGAACCGTCGGGAGACGCCGAAGCGTCAGCCGGAGGGGCGGAGCCGTCCGCGGCCGGGGGAGCCGACGCCGAAGCGTCAGCAGCCGGGGACGAAGCATCAGATCCGCTTGCGTCCGGCGCGGCCGAAGCCGCGTCGGGCGATTCCGAAGCCGCGCTGGTGTTGTCGCCCGTCGGGTCGGTCTTGGAGGAGTCCTCCTGGCCTTCGCCAGTGGTCTCCTCGCCAGGACGCGCCTTGGCGAGCGTTGCCAGCTCGGACTTCATCATCGTATCCAGCTCGTTCTGGACTTCCGAGAGGATGTCAGTGAGCTGTTTCTCGTTGATGGACATGGTTTGTCTCTTTCAGGAAGCCAGAAGGCTTACTGCGACGACTGCATGTTCCAGTAGAGATCCTCGAAGGAGGCGAGCATCTTGGAAGCCGTGTTGAACGTCGTGGCCGAGGGCACCGTGCCGTTCGTCTCCGACCAGTACTCGACGCGCGTGCCACGGAGGCCGCAGGCGTTGAGGATGGCGAAGAGGTGAGCGACCGAGACGAAGCGGCCGAGGCCGACGCCCGAGGAGGGACCCTCGACGGCGATCTGGATCACACTGGGCGTGTAGACCGTCTGGGCCGTGCCCAGGACGTCCGTCGCGAGCGCCCACTCACGGGGGCGAACGCGGATGAAGACGTTGTCCTCGGTCGTGGCGGCCGAGTCGTCGTTCAGGCTGATGGTGGGGAAGTTGTTGGCGTTGAAGTTCTCGGTGAATGAGGCGTAGTTCGAAACGCGCTTGCGAAGCTCGTCGGCGAGTTCGGCGGCGAGAGCGAGGCACTTTTTGTTGGCGGCCATGGAAATTTTCTCCTTGAGATCCTGGGGGGACGTAGAAACGGTCCGTTTGCAGGTCTTAGATTGCCGGTCAACCGGAACAAAAAGTGTGGCAAGCAGCCACAACCTTAGAGAAAGGACATGCCACAGCTCTTCGAGTGCTCCGGATGCGGCCTCCTAAAGCCGCGTAGCGCCTACCATGAGGCGCACTACACCGACCGGAAACGACCAGTCACTTCCCGCTGCCAAGAGTGTCGCTCCGAGGACTACTTTTCGAAGCGCTACGAAACCGTGTGCGCCCAGTGCATGAGGCACCGGCCACTGAACTCGAACGGGTGCTGCAAGTACTGCAACGAGGAGCAGGCGCTGCGCGAGTGCAGCGCATGCGACGAGATCCTACCGCTCTTCCTGTGCTTCGACGGGAAGCGGACAACCTGCAAGAACTGCCGGAAGCTTAGGCAGCAGCCGACTTCGGAGCCGCAGGCGGGGCCGGAATCGGCTTCGGCGTAGCACTCGCGGGCGCCTTCATCGTCTGGTGCATCATCTCGCTCTCCGTGTCGTGCACGGGAAGCGGGCCCTCGTGGCCGGGCACCAGCGAATGCGCCATGTTCGGCGTCTGGCCGACACCGTAGAGAGCCTGCCCGGTGGTCGGGTGGACCTTCTGCTGCTTGGCCGCGAGAAGAGCATGGTTCGCCTGATGCAGGTCGGTACCGAAGCCGAACGAGAAACTGAGCTTGTGGGCGCCACCGATGGCTGGGACGTCCTGCAGCTTCTGGTGAACCGAGCGCATGAACTTCGCGGCGTGTTCGTGCGACGGGAAGTGCGCGACGAACTCGTCGCCACCGTTGCGGAACACCTTGCCCACGCCCGGGGTCGCCTCGTCGGACGCCGAGCGAAGCGCGCCGCCCATCGCGGTGATCGCCTGGTCACCGACGTGCTGGCCGAAGGCCTTGTTGACCTTGCCGAAGTCGTTGCCGTCCATCGAAACGTACACGCCCGGCTTCTGCTTCGTCAGGAAGTGGCCGGCCGCGGCCTTGTTACCAACGCCAGGTACGAGGGTGTCCTCGTGGAGCATCTTGTTCAGCGTGTCCGAGTAGCCCTTGGGAACGTGACCCATGGACTCCATCCGACGAGCGTGGTTCACCATCTCCTCGGTCGTGAACTCGCCCTCGGCCTTCCTCATCGGAAGAAACTGTGAGAAAGCTTCCTCCATTTTCCTAATCTGTTCCATCGGCGACTTCCCGCCAGACCTGTAGCGGATAGTTGCAGCACCAGATTTGTGGTTCTCCAAAATCGCCTGGACCTCTGGGTGGGACAAGTGCTCACCATCGAGCATATAGTGCCCGTCCTTGACCTCCAATGTGTGCGGGTGGTCGTGGCCGGCTCGGTGGTACTCGAACACCGACGGCGGTCGCACGGGCTGCGCATCGGCGACCTTCTGCTCGGGGGACCTAGTGGCCGGCTCCTGCTTCGGGGTCTCGACGGGCACGACCGAGACGCGCAGGTGTGGCGACATCTTCAGACCGTGGATGGCCGAGATGGTCTTCAGGGTCACCGGGCCCTCTGGCAACAGGTGCTCCAGTAGGCCACGGTGGTCCTCCAGGTGCTTGAGTCGGTTGTTGTGGATAACGAACCTACCTGCACGGTGCTCGTTCCCGTCGACGTGGTAGTGCACATCGTGAATAGTAGGCACCATCGCGTCGTTGTACAGGGATACGGCGGCTTCCTCAGCGCTCTTGCGGAGCGAGATGTCGAGTGTGTGGATGTGCGCAATCGACTTCGCGAAGTCCGCGAGGTCGTCGTGCTTCTGGCGGTGCTCCGCGGCCTCCCACAGGTGGGGAAGGATGTGCTGGAAGAACATCATCTGCGCCGGGATCTCGCCGTAGTCCTTCTGGTAGCGGTCGTGCAGCGCGATCATCTTCGCGACCATGCGCTCGTCCGGAGCCTCGCTCTTGACAAACTTCTGGATGCCGAGCCAGAACGGCTCATGGGTCGAGAACTCGTTCGCCGACTGGTTCGGCATGCCGCGGTTGCGCTCGTCCTGAGCGATCGAGCACCAGTGGCGCCAGAACGCGGGGAAGTTCGCCTGCTCCTTGTCGTCCTGGAAGTGCTTGCCCCACTGCTCGTGGTTCTGCATCAGCTGCGCAGCCGGGTGGTTCTTCGCGTACCACTTGTCCATGCCTTCGAGGACGTGGTGGTTATTCGGGTTCCACAACACGGACTTCATGTACGCGAGGGTGTCGCTGTCCTTCTTATTGTCCATGCCGAACAGGTGGCGGATGATGTGCGTGTCGGGGACGAAGCTGTTGCCGCCACCGAGCATCGTGAACGTGAAGCGCCCCGTCTTTGGGGCGAGCCCCGGGACCTCGGTGCCCTTGTAGTCACCGATTTTGCTCTGGGTCGCCTTCTCGGCGTAGTCGTCGAGGTCGTTCTTCAAACCCTTCTTCTTGGCCTCGGCCTCGAAGCGCTTCTTGATAGCGGAGTCGCCCGTCTTGGACTCACCCTTCTTACCCATCAGGCCTGCGGCGCGAGCCTTCTCGACGGCCTTGCCGACGAAGTCGGAGAAGTGGTTCTTGAGCCCCATCTTTTCGACCGCGAGCTGCTTCACCTTGGACTTGAAGACCTGGCGACGGGTCTTCCACTTCCCGTGCTCCTGCTTCATCTTCATCAGCTCCGCCGTCGCGGAGCGCGCGTCGTGACCGTGCTTGCGCACCAGGTCCGTCAGCGTGCTGTGGAGCTTGTGGTACTTCGAGATGTTCGCGAACTTGTTCTCGCCGAGCATGAACGACATCAGGTCGCCCTTCTCGCGGCCCTTACCCTCACTGGCGTTGCCCAGGTGGACGTCCTCGTGGGTCTTGAAGTAGTCGGTCGCGAGGCGCGGGTAGCCCTTCGGCTGGTCCTTGTTCAACCAGTGCTTCTTCGCCTTCTTGAAGTGCTCGTCGCGCGGGTCGATGCCGAGATCCTCCCACGTGTCGACCATGTGTGAGTACATCAGCTCGTGCGGGCGCACGGGAGTGTTCGGCGAGAGCATCGAGAATACCGCCGCGTGCATGATGACCTCGTCGGGCGTCTTCCCGCTCTTCGCCAGCTCGTGATTGCGCACCCAGTTCGGCATGACCTTGCCCGAGTGAAAATCCTCGATCGGCTTCGAGTTGTAGATCTCGCGGAAACCAGGGCTTGGACCGTTGTGGAAGCCAGACGTGTCGGTGCCCTTAGCAACGTGGAGCACGCCGTTCTCGTAGTGCGGAGTGCCCGCACCGTCCTCCTTCATCTGGAACCCCTTGTCAGGGTTGTAGAGCGGGAACGAGCCCTTCTGCGTGTGCAGGATGCCCTTCTCCTCGTCGAAGTGGACGCCCTTGATCTTGTTCGGCATGCAGGCGACACCGCGAATGGTGCCGTGCGAGATGTTCACCGGGCCGGCGTC